CTCGAGCGATAGCTTCCATCAGGAAGATAGAACTCACCGATTGGTAAATTAGGGTCAAGACCGAGTCTTTCTACATTGAAGCTACCAGCATCTAAATATGCATTATTCGGATACGCTGCTCCATCGGTAATAAGTTTGGTGGTTGTAGGGCTCGCGTTTGTTATGGAACGCGAGAGCCAATTTGCTCCATCGAGAAGTTCGTTTGAAGTAGCCGCGTTTTGGAGTAACTGCACAGCTATTGTTGCGTCTAAATCTTTGAGTAATGGAAATACTGGCTGAGTCACGTCATTAGTAACGCGTGCACCTCTTGTGTCTATGTAAGACAATTCGCTCAGGGGTGCTTCCGTCTGGGCACTAATTTTTTTATTTCCACCTTTTTTGTGTTCTTCAAAACGCTTCCTCACTGCGTTCCTGAATGAACTAATTACACCTATGTAGTGATTTTTGGCAGCGGCAGTTTTGGGTTTTACTGTTATATCTAGTGACGGTGTGTTTGGGTCGACGCCTGGCGCTACTCGTAGTACCGGTATTCCTTTTGTTAACGCGTTATTGGTGTCCACCGCTATATGTGGGAATATATTCCCAACCCCTGCCCCACCGTCGAGTACGAGTGGTTTTGGGGTGTAAATGGAATGCTGGTCAATCGGAAGATTTGATAAATCTTCAACAAACTCCCCGGTTGATGTGTCAATGTAAAGTCCTGACTTGGTATCAAAAACGATTCCCAACGCTGAGTTGCCCACTCCTGGGGTAATTGTCTGTCCGGTTCCAGGGGCTCGCGGTATAGGTGTCGTCGTTGGTATTACTGGTGCACTTGGCGTAACGCTTGGAGCGATTGGGGGAGTTGGGACGGGAGGAGTAGAAGGAGTCGATGTTGGGGTAGGAGGGGCCGACGGGGTAGGAGAAACTGGAACTGGTGACGTAGCACCACCACCCGGAGTCTGTGGGGTGTTCCCTCTATTTGGACCATACGGTGTGTACGGTCTGCGTTTAACCGGGTCAACTCCTGTTCCCGTTATCTTTGCATTGTCCATCACTCTTTTGCGCAAAGATGGTTTTAGGTCGTTGATTAGGTTGTGGTCTTTTGTTGATTCAAAATCAGTTAATACCAAAAAGTTATGGAGATTGGTTTCTTCTATTCCGGCTCGCCTTGCGTCTGTTTTCGAAAGATTATCTATCCAACTAAGCAATTCGTCTTCGGTTAGTGGGTTTGTGTCGCCAACTGCTTTGCCTAATTTCTTCCTAAAACTATCTTCTCTGTAGTCCAGTTCTTTCTGCATTTCTGAAGAAAGAAGTGATTTGTCAAGAGCACTCAGTGTCGATGCGTCTGGTAGTTCTGGTCCTGTCGTGGTTTTGCTGAAACGCAATCCACTTCTAGTACTGCTGTTTGTAACAGAACGAACTCTCGCTCTTGTTGATGGTACTGCCTGCTGTTGCTGCTGGTTCGCTGGTCTTCTAAACCTACCTAAAACGCGTTGTATGAAAGTAGGTTTGGCATTTTGTGCTGGAGTTTGACTTTTTTGAATTTCATTTTTTATGTAATCGCTAGCAATGTATTTAACTTCATCGTTGCCATTTGCATCCGTGATTACGACAGCAGAAACAATGTGGTGCCCTTCGTCATCGAGAAAATGTGCCGTAGAGGAATTTGAATCTTCAATGTAGATTGGAGGCTGATACGGGTAGTTATTGTTTGGCTTAGGATTTCTCGTGCTGTATCTTATGGTGTTCCCTTTTGAATCCACCTGTTCAATCGTAAGACCAAAATTGGATACGGCACCCTGTGTCGGAGAAGGGCCATTCGGGTCATTGAAAGCTTTTGACCACTCATCAATTATTTCTTGTAATTCTTTTTGATTAGCGTCATCAAAGGAATCTGGTAATAGAGGTTTTCTATTTGGGTCTGTCAAAAGATTGTTTAGCTCAAGTACGCCACCAAAGTTTGATTCATCTTTAGTCCATACCGAGGCAGGTACTCCCTGTGGTGGCATGAGGTCCTGGAGAAGGATGTCAATTCTTGGGTCTCCATTGTAGATATGGCGAGCGGAAAGGTTCATTGACGGTGAGACTCTTTGTCCACTTAGTCGTGGGTCGAGAGGATAATTTTGAGGGGGCGATGCATAGTTGACTTCGTCTTGTGGATTTACTGGCTCTTGTCTAATTCTGCTAGCCATACGTCGCATGAACTTGGCTGCTCGTTCTCTCCGTGCGTCTGTGGCTCTTGGTCTTCTGCCCTGTAGTTCTCTGATTGCGCGTTCTGTGTCAGTTGGTGGAGGACCAAATATCCCAGTCGACTGACCGATTCTCTGGACGATTCCTGGAGTATTCGGTTTACTGCCACGATTTTTGCGTTTGTTGTTATTTTTTGGAGCCCTTACTTGTCCGCCAGCAATGCCAGCACTTTGGCTCGTGTTGTTAATTTTTGAGATGCGTCTATTTTTTCTTCTATCTGGATTGACTAAATCATCTGCTGTTTGCCGCATTCGCCGAGCTATTGCTGCGCGCCTATTCGAACCTCGTCTGCCAGTTCCGGTTGAAAGCAGTTCATTAACTGTTTCCTCCCCAATTATTAAGGCGTCGTTTCTATCAAAGGGGTCTAATCTTCTACCTATATCGGGATTCGGCTGCCTGCTTCCATCAGCCGCGAATTCAAATAAAAACTCTTTTGCTATGGATGAATTGTAATCAATTGCATACATCTCATTCGGGGTTATATAGGCAGGAATATTATTGTCAAAGTATCTATTAGCACTATCGGTGAGTTGTTGCGTAATTTGAGTCGACCTATTGCCAAGCCATTTCTGCGTATCTATCATTCCCTGGAAATCAAAAAATTCACCAGTTGCGTCATTGTAATAAATACCGTTATCAGCAATATCTAAAGGTATTGTTCCACCATTTGTTCTCAGCTCATCAGATATTAACTGGTCTGGTCTCGTATATTTTCTGTTAAAAGAATTTGCTGGCGACAGGAAATCTTCTGTTTCCTTTCGAGTGAGAACTTTTGCCCCACTGTAGTTTGCTAGAGCATCACGATATGCATCTATAGTATCTATTTGTTTTTGATTGCCGTAAAGATTACTCGTCACTTTAGCTGTATGGAGTATGTCTAGTCGTTCTTTTTGAGTTATGTAATCACCGATTACATTCGTTAGGTCGTATCCTGTTTTGCTTACATCTAATGGGTCACGCACCCCGATAAGTTTGAGTTCGTTTACTACTTCGTCCGAATCAATCATCTCGTCAAGGTTTATCAACAAGCCATCTCCCAACAGAATGGAGCCATTGTTGGAAAGTTTCTTAGGAAGTATTCCGCCGGTGTGCCTGTATTCCAGTGGGATTTTCTTATCTCTTTTAAATTTATTGTCTTTGGGGTTTGGTGTAGAAGTTGGAATTCTTCTGGCTGCTCTGCGGGAAGTCGCCGTATTGAAAGCGTCATTTCTTATGTCGTTTCCGACACGCGCTATAACAGTTCCAGCGGCGATGCGAGCCCTGTCTCGACGGGTCATGTCGGGATTGAGAGAACCATATACATCTCTTGCGGTTGGATTTGCGGCGCGGAGTTTTTCTTTTGCGGTGCGCTTATTTATTTTTTCAACACGTCTCGCAGCACGACGCCCAAATTTTTCAACTCGTGCAATTCTTCTTTTTTCTGCCCCTGCTTCGAGTCTTTGTCCTGCTCTCAAAAGGGCTGGCTTGTCAATATTGCTTAGGTCGTCAGATGGTTTGGCAATGTCACGCAATGAAGCGCCAATCATCCCACGACCGATTCTTCTAACCATGCCGAAGGTACAACCAGTGCCGAGTCGGTTGGTGTACTGACCACCGAACGGAGTGTTGTCTGGACAGCGCCAGCCACCGCCGCCAGGCATATTTGTATCCCAAACAGCACGGACACCCTTCACCTGGAGTGTGAGGCTTGAATTTTTGCTGTCATGGATGAATGCTCTGGTTTTATAGTTGACTGCAATCTGCTTGTATGCAACATCAATAGACGCCAATCCAATATCCGTAATTGGCCAATTAAGGATGTTTTCCTCTACCGAGTAATCATCCTCGATATTGAAATCATCACCAGTGGAACTATTTGCTGGAAAATATGGTGGCGCGCTCTTGGTTTCGATGATTCGCATCAGAGCTTTTTTCGAAATTTCATTTTTCAGTTCAGCGAAGGTGTTCTGTGAAAATTTTTCCTCTATTGAGTCAATGTCAAGACTGCCAACATCTGACATTTCCCCAATCGTCAATGTTAAATCAAGTGATTCACGAATTGCTTCAATCGTCATTTTTTCATTATTGGCCCAGTTTGCCCAAACCTCTCCCTGGCCAAGTGCGCCAAATGCTATCGGCTCGCTGCTGGACAATACCAAAACGGCAAAAGTTTGCTTTGTTAGTTTGTCTTCAATTAATGCAACTTGTCTCATTTAGGCAATAGTCCCAGCAACTGTTTAAATACTTTGGACGAGGATGTTAGCTGTTGAATTCTGTTCAAATATATTGCCTGGGTAATCTTTAGGTGAACCTTTTCCGCTTCCGACAACTTTCCATCTTTTGAAAGGTAGTCAGTAAACTTGCCGAAATCAAAATTGTTAGCGTCATCTATGAGTTTCTCGAATAACTCCATTGCTCTTTTTTTCTGCTTTTCTTGAAGTCCAAGAAAGTAATTTGTGTAAGTCGCGCGTTGTTTTTTATTGAAAAATTCGTTAAGTGACATCTGCCTTCTTTGGCGCAATTCTGTGGTTGAAAGACCAGAGAATCCGGATGATGGATTTACCGAAGCTATTGCTCTGATTTGTCCGTCAATCCGCACCGGAGCAATATTTGAAGGGTTTCTATCTCGCGTATCCGTGAGGAAGTCCGATATTGCAATTCCTAGAATGTCTTCAGGGGGCATCATGTCTGCGGGTGTTTTTCTGATTTGTCGAGCAGTGCTGTCAACATCCTGCGCTTCAGCGAGCATATAGCTCCTTCTCTTTCCGCTTCCGGTAAGCCGAACCTTTGGAGCATTTAGACCCAATGAGCGCTGAACCTCTGATGCCAGTGCGGCGCCTAAGTGTTCAAAATCTTTTGTTGGTTGCACTTCAAAAACTGTTTGACCGTCTGCTCGTTCGTGAATTATTACTCCGTTTTTTATCTTTCCGGTCTTGTACATGGAGCTACGTTTTACGGCTTCTGCACGAATTGTTGCTGACAGGTTCTCTATCGAACCACCTGCGTTTAAGTGTCTAACAGCTGATGCAAGGTCGTCAATTTTTTCGGAATCCGGAAGTGGTTCTAGCTGTCCATCTGATGCTGATGAGCGGACTTTTGGTCCTTTCTTCTTAGCAAATATTTCATACTGCCATCTGCGCATTTGACGCTTTGCAGATTCTCCTGGCAGTTTTGCCATAATCATTTCGTTTGGATTATTGATACCCCTGAACTTCTCTTCATAGGAAATTCCATCGCCCATTTCCGAGGCAATAAACTCAAGCGCTGCGGTTGGGTTTTCGGCCGTGCTCATTTTTTGAGCTTGGCTAATCGTCTTGCCCAGTTTTCTGCGCTCTCCAACTGTTAGCGGGCGTGCTTTTGAGAGGCTCAATGTTGAGCCGCCTGGAAGAACGTAGTAAACACTGTCGACTCCGGTGTTCGACAATAATCCCATCTCATCTTGACCGATAATGTTTGGTGTAAGTGCGGTTGTAATAAACGAGGCACCTTCCATGTCTCTGTTGTCTGGCACTGTTCTTAAGACTGCTGGAGAAACAACTGGCTGAAGAATAAATCCATCACGACGAACAAGACGCATGTACGGTTCGGTGACATTGGATAATTTTTCTACGATGTTTGATACTTCCCTAACCTTCAAAGCTCTATTAGCCGTTGAGACTTTTGGTATCTGTGGAGCTCTTGATTGTAGAACCTCTCCTGACACAGAAAGAGAAGCAACTCCGCGCGAACTGCTTGCTTGTCCACGACCGGAGACGGCGTCTCGCAGCGCTCTTCCAATTGCTCTTCCGATTGCGCCAGGAAGGTCAAATAGTTGTTTTCCACACGTTGAGCGTCTCTCATCGGTAAACCGTCCACCAAACTGATAACCCTCAGGACACCTAAATCCACGGGTTGGTTTGGTCGCCCTAAGCGGGTTAAGGCTTGGAAGTCGTAGATTTGGGCCGCCACCTGGTGTTAGTAGCGATGCGGCTATTGAGCGTTTTGGCGAACGAAGCATTGTTAGATTGCCTGGAGTAACTGCGCTACCTAGGCCCTGTGCTGCCTGAAGAAGTCTGCTATCCGAAGAAACTTGACCGACCTTTACTTCGTATCCACGCTTGCCTTCTTTTCTTTGCATCTTGCATTTAAAGTTGACTGCAGCATTTTTGGTGTCAGCAAAAGAAATTGGGCTCAGGAATATATTCGGTCTTGTTATTGCTAGTTCTGGCGATAAGTAACGAACCCTGTAAATCGGGTTTTCGGATTTTTCTCCGCAACAATCAGAAATCAAATAAGTTTGCATCTAGCGCCTCTGCTCTTGGTTTATTAACTTCATAACCATGTTCGTGCTCCCAGTTTCCATCATCACGCAAATAGTTGCAAAAATCAGGTTCCATATCTATGAAATCCTGGATAACTGTTATGGCATGATTCCAATCTGCCTCAGTTATTACCGGAGAGAATGGAGATTCGGTTCCTCTTACGCCCGCAAAAGCGAGCGACTTTCCACCAGAACGAGAAGTTAGCTTTCTTAATCTATTATCAAATTCATCGTCTGACCAGAGCGAACCGGCAGTAACTTTCTTTAATTTTTTTTTGCAATTTTTCATTCCCGGATGATGGCATCCCTCGTTGGGCCACAAACCAGTTGTTTCATGGTGCAGCCAAGCACAAATTCTTTCAAGTGGATAGAGCTCTGGGTGGTCTGCAAGAATAACTCTGCATCTACGGAATCCACCTTCACGCTTCATGATTGGTCTCCAGTAGCGAAGCAATCTCTCTAAGTTTCCACGTCGTGGTCCGCGCCCCTGGAGAACATCGCCACTGATATTTTCCTGGGGTATTACTGCACCTGCTGGTCCGCCAGCTTTTTCATCAATTGCTTGCTCCCCAGCCTTTTCGATTACTATTTTACTAGTGAGTATTTGCTCGAATATGTCCACTGCCGCTCCGATTTTTGGTGACACCCAATTTCCCCTGGTTTAATTGTACGCACAAAACCAGCGCGATAAATAATGTCAAGACTTAATATGTTTATTGAAATATGTTTGCTTTGACGCTTTCTCCAGCGAACTCATGGATATTCGTACTTTTTCGTTATATGGGTTTGTCTCGGTTCGTCTTGGTATCAGTTTTATGAACTCTGACTGCCACTTTTGGTCCTCGAAGTCCATCGACCAAAGAAACTTCTGATAGTCGTTGTCTTTCAATGGGACCACTTCTGGATTGGTCGCGATAAAGGACATAAACGAAACTGGTGCCTGACTCTTGCCATCGGAATAAATACCGTCAAACTTGTCCGCCCCAGAGACGAAGTAGAGCTTGCCAGAGTCACCTACGTTTGCCACTAAGTGTTTTTCAATTGCCATAAAACGACCTCTATTTATCTTTCATCGTTGAGAGAATCGCATAGAGCTTGACCATTGGAGGTATTTCATCAAGACTAACAGATTCCTGTTTTGCAGATTTAATTGACGAGCCAAGTCTCCCAAATATCGGTTTTACAATCTTGGAGGCAACATCTCTGATTTTTTCTGTCTCCTCAAAGTCGTACAGCCCACCATCAGCACCAGCTCTAAATTGTGGAACGATATCAAGGTCTTTATTCTGTCCGAAAAGCCACCATGCGCTAAATGCTTCAGCAAATTTTTCAGCGTTATTCGTAGCGCCGTACTTCGTTACCGATGATAGCTGACCAAAATCCTTTTCTAGCGATGTACTCCAACTAGAAGCATTATTTGACTTTCTTGATGCTAATGTATCGAGCACATGACCCATTTCGTGCACCATTACACCGTAAGCAAGACGTTTCGCCATCTCTTCTTTTTTTGCTTTGATTTTTAATTCATTTTCTGGCGTACGAGTTATTTTGTTGTTGTTTTCAAATTGCAAGAAGATGTCATGAACGCCATGGTATTTTTTCCCAATTTGTGCTTTTAGATTTGATAATGCCTGTCCGCGCAATTTTGTATCCATTACAAATGTATCTGCTATTTCATCAGACGCATTGGAAATTCGCCCAACCGGTATTTCCATTTCAATTATTCCAGCATCATCGTCCATGGAGACAAAACCAAGGAGCCCTTCTTCATCGTTTGTGGTTAAGTCTCTTTTGACTCTAAAACGCATATCAGAAGCAGCTCTTCCGCCAAATAAATCTTCTGCATCAAAATTTGACAAAATGTCATCTAGGGCTTGAAGCGATGCAAAATGCGCCGTTTTGTAGGAATCGCCCTCATCGAATATGTCGTCAATTTCCATTTCTAAATCGTATTTTTTTTTAAAATATTTGGTCTGCTCTGCGGCTGTTCTGCCAAATTTTGCTTCATGCTCCTTTGTAGATGCGACCTTAACCACACCAGACTTGTCGCGGCCATAAGGGAGTGTCTTGGGTCCTTTTTCAACTACCTCATCAAGCGTTCTACCTACCGACATTTCTCCCGTTAGCGAGCTCTCAACCACGGTATTGGGTTTTTTTTTAGTGCTCTGCGAAAGACTCATCGCGCCAGTTATTCCTGAGGCGATGTTGTCTTTATCCCCACCACCCTTTGCTTCACGCATGTCACTGATTATGTCTTCCATCTGCTTTTCAATTTTGTTTCTTATTGCTTCTTTTGCAGTGGTTTTTTTAGATGCTTTTTTATCGAAGGCTTTAGGGTCGAAAACGTTAAGTCCATATTTGTTAGTTATTGAAAGCTTTATGCCTTTTTTGTCCATTGACTTTCGCATGGCTTCTGCGGCTTCTAGTCTGAGGTATTTATCAACGTCCTGCTTCAGGTCGAACTCGGCTGCTCCAAAGCGGTTCATGCCTTTTTGAATTTTGTCAGGTATCACAAAGTCCCTTGGTGAGGAGGAAAGCATGTCTCTAATGATTTTTCGTTCTTCTTCGGTTGGATTGATTCTGTCCATTGCGGCATCGGAGATAATCTTTTCCTTAAGACCATTTAGGAAAGATTCGCTTTCCTTGATGTATGCGTCTTTGCCCATTGCCGAATTTGTTGCTGGAGAATCAGGGTGACCGTCAATGAAGTTTTTTGGAATCGAATCGAATGGTATTTTTATTTCGTCAATATCGTCGGAGTTAAATCCCCCAGCAATAAACGCCTCACGTGGCTCCCACGAGCGACCTGGGCTTGTCGCGTACTTTTCTTTTCTATATGCGTCGTGGTTATTTTTAAAGCTATTGTATAGGTGCTCAATTATGTTTTCTGCACGGTTGTCAGTCTTGAAAGCAGCATCAACATGAGCCCTAGCAATCACTTCATTGTCTGAGCTGTTCATGCCGACTGGCTCAATATGGTTATTGAACAACTCGCCGTTTCCGTACGCTGTTCTGTCAGCAACACCAGGGTTTAGAATAACTTCAGCGTTTCCAAAATTCCAGTCATTACCCCTAGTTCGCTTGGAGTGGGGAAAATCTACAAGGTTGGGGGAGTATCTTTCCGGATTCTCTTTACCACTGTTTTTGAGGAATTTATTAATGTCGCTCTGTTCTCTTTGAAGTTCATCCATGTGTAGAACAAAACCCGATGCCGGACGTAACTCAACTGGGGTGTCTGGGTGTATGCCAATATCGGCTTCGTATTTTGCAAGTATCTTGTCGAGACCTACAATCTCGTTTCTTTGATGGCTGTTCTTGAACCCGTTTTCAATAAGGTCTTTCAAGAATCTTCCAGGAACGTGCGTGCGAGGCTGTTTATCTAAACCCTCGTGGAAGTCAAGAATTGAAAACTCCAGTTCCTTCTTTAGCTCTTCGATTGGTGTTTCGTTTAGGTATCTGTGGAAATCTGGGTTAAGGCCATTGAGAGCATTCTTAACATCAAATATGTTCTTCTTCCAGTCGTCGTCATTTGGGCCGTCTGGTGGAGGGGAGCCAGGTGGGGCAGCGGCAGCAGCCTGTGGTCCCTCTGAATTCGGAATGAAGTCAGTCTTAATCACGTCCTTCAACGCAGTAAGAACATTAATTCGTTCTTTGTTTCTGGCTTCCTTTGTCTCACTGATTAGCGTTGGTCCGAGCATCGTGTCGGCAGGGTTCAAATCTTTTATATAGCGCACACTTGTGTCTCCGCCAAAGTTTCCGCCAGGCCCATTGATTGAGCGCTTGATTTCTGCGGTCTTCCGATTTGATTTTCTAGTTGAAGATATTTTCATCGATGTTCGCATCGCGCCAGTTACACCGCTGCTACTTGATGATTGATAAAGAGGAGCGGATAGAACCTTTTCTGGACTTGGGTCTATGCCTTCTTTTTTCAGCTTGACCGCTCTTGCCATAAGCGCATGTGCTGCTAGGTTGTAGTTTTCGGGTTGACGAGCACTGCGAAGTCGTGACGAAACACCGAATATTGGCTTATTAACCCCGACTAATTGTCTTTCATCTGATGGCCCTAGATTGCTGACAATAGTGTCTTCGGTGTCTCCCACGACAAGATAGGCCGAACCACGAAGGTTATCTTCCCATCTTATGTACGAATCTTGGTCTTTGACATCTATTGCAAAGGGGCCAGCTCCCCGTGCGGTATTTTGTGCTTCCGTGTAATACTTCGCTACGTCCTCTGGGATATCTGCAGCGGCATTTCTACCGTAGTATCCATCTGTAGTAACACCGCTTGATGCTGGATATGCGCTCAAAAATCCAAAGTCTGGGCTTTCGTTAATTCTCGCTGCGAGTTTGCTGGCTCGAGTTTGTTGTGCCTGAAGTTCCGTGAGCCTTCTGTTCCCATCTTCAATCAAGGGCCTTATTCCGTCTCGCAGTGGAAGTGCTGTTATATCTAGTTCTTCGCCCTGTTTGGCGCCATACTGGGAGGAAATACCGAGCAGTGAATTGATTGAATCTGCTTCTTCCCTGTTTTGTGGTGTGAACTTTGTTTGTCCTGCATTCAGGGCAGACATTATTGTTTCATATGTTGCTAATTTTTTTGCATCTTGTCGGAATTTTTCATTAAAATTACCAATTTGCATTCTGTTTAGGGCGCCAGTATCGCCAGGTGAACCAGCTCCCATCCCAGCAGTAGATGTTCGTGAAGGATTAAGAACTCCGCCATCCAGTTGCGCCTTGCCTACGTGAATCACAGCTTCTTGATTACCGTCGAGTTTGAACGCTTCAATATCGCCATCGTTTCTTCGTTTTTGGAGTTCTTTACCCTCCTCGACGAGTCTTCTGTATTCTTCCTCAGGCACGTCTTCTATGTCGAGAATTCCTTGCTCTACTCTTTCCTTCTTGGTGCGCGCTAAGAATTCCTGAAGAACGACTTCTTTTTTAGAATCAGAAATTTTCTTTTCTAATTCTTGTTTGAACTTGGCGAGCCCCTCTTTCTCAACTTCTTCTTTTGTTAGGTTGCGTGGAGTTACGTCAGCGTCAAATCCGTCTAGGGATGTCTTGTCTTTACCGCGAGATAGGACAACTCCAAACTCCCCACCTCTCCACTCACCAGTCGCCTCAAGTGCAGCCATGGCTTTCTCTAAACTATCGACCCTATTCCTGGCTTTTTCGCTTCGTTTATCTTGCTTATCAGTTGATTCGGAAACTATATTTCTAAAGTTTTGAGGAGCCAGGGAAACATCCATCGAGCCAGTTACGCCGCCATTCCGCTCAAGTACTTGCTGTTCAAAATCAACGATTGCTTTTTCGAAATCATTCTGAGCTTCAGTAACTCTTTCCTTTTGCGACTTCATATCGAGGACGGTGGTTGGAAGGTTCTTTTCTATGGCTTTATCAACCAACGCTGCCATTACCATTCCTGCCGCCTCAGAGTCTGCGTCGGCAGTGTGATGCTTGGAACCCAAATCAACGCCAAGATATGCCGTAATATCTGCTAGTCCATTTGATGCTTTTCTTGTTTCTGGAATCACAGTGCCGTCATCCAGTATTTTTTCTTTTACGAGCTTGGATGGGCCTTCTGGGTTTTCAGGTGTCCAGCGTGGCAGTGTGTGCTCTGATATGTCTTTTGTATCTAGGTAACCAGAAGGCCTCCACTGAATCCCAAGTTTTTCTAGAGTCGCATCAAGTACATCTTTGTCAAACGGTGCATATTGAACTCCAAATATTGCATTTTCGCCGGCAAAATCCGCAAGCATCTGATGGGCCTTTAGCATGCTTTCCTGGGTGTCCAAATACGCATCGGTCAGTACATTGCCATCTTTGTCTTTAAGGTATTTCGCAGACCATTCACCTAATGGTTGGTCTGGTTTCATGAATACATTAAGGCGGTCAATTACTTTTCCACCCTTCATTCGTACGGCACCTATTTGGACCGGAGAACCCTTGCCTATAGTGCGACCGTCGCTGTCGTTTTCTATTCCAGTTGTTTCATAGTCAAAGAAGATTATTTCTGTTTCGTCATATATTTTTTTAAACTCTTCCCAGGTTTTTGCGCTTCCAAATATTTTTTGAGCATCGCCGAGAAATGAACCATACGTAGGTTCGCGCGGGTAGCGCGGTTTGTCTTGCTCGACAGACATTGCACCAGTAATCCCACTTCGCAGACGAGCTGCGCTGAGTGGCTGCCATTGCTTTTTAGGTTTTTTGTTTTTATTTCTAGCTTTTCTTTCGTCTTGTTTTACCCACCCCTGAACCTGTTGTGCATGCAGGCTGGTTCGGCGCTGGCCACCACCCATGTCCATCGCCCCAGTTAGATTCCATGTTCCAGGTCGAACACCAAAGGTCCCAGACCCTGAATCGTTGAGTCTTCGTGTCACTTCTGCGGAGGTCATCGGCGTTCCAGGAATTCCTATTCTTGCCGTTCGTGAAGGCCCGGTACCTGAAGCCGCGACTGCATCAGAGAATTCTTGAACATAATTGGCGTTTCTCGTACTCTGTCTAACCGGTCCCCTACCACCTGGTCTTGGTGACCTGAGATTAAGCGGGTATCTTTGCGGCGAGAGCATTCTGGCCTGGCTGTTAGTTTCGCCATAGAGTCTTCTAGCTGCGTAATACTCTGCTCTTGTCTCAATAGGGTTAGAAGCAGCATATTCCCCACCAGCAAATTGAGCCATAAGCATTAGGTCTTCAGCTGTATCGGTAATGTTGTTTACTACCGCTTCAGTAAATGCGTCGTAAAACTCAACGAGGTCTTTTTGTAGGTCTGCAGAGTTAAAGTTTCCGCGTCCTCCCATGTACTGTCTAGTCTTGAGATTTTGAGCGGCATCCATTACGAGCTGGATGCTCGGACTATTCATTGGATTCCGCATGTTGGTGAAATCTATTTCCCATCCACCGTTCTCTTTTCCAGGACGCCAAGCTGGTGCTCCACCAGTAGTGGCACTGCCGGCAAAGTATGTAGGGTTTGACGGGTATCGAGCCATTCTGTTTACGTCGAATCCAAGAGCCTGCAATGCTGTAGAGAAGTGCGCAAGGTGTCCAAATTCGTGAGTGGCCGTATAGTGCATGTCGCCCTCGACGGAATCATGTATTCCGCCACTGCGTGCATCGCCGTTATGAAAACCTAACGAGCTCTGGAACAGAGCTGCAGGGTTTATTCTCATAATGACGTGAACTCCGCCCTGTCCGGCATTCCGTCCAGCCACTAGTTTTTTCCCTGCAGCACTTACAAGTCTCCCGTTGGAATCTATAGCTGGTCCGAAATGGTCCAGTGAAACTTCAAATGCACTCCCCATGTTGTAATCAACCTGGAACTGAGTTACTAATTTTGCATGGTCCGGATTCGCAATTGCCTCAACAATTGTTGCCTCCCAGAACGCCCGAATTCCCCTTTTTGCCTCACCCTTTTGCTCCCATCTCAGATTCGATGGAATCGCATTTTGGAAATATGCTTTAAATTCATTCGGCTCAACATTGGGGAACATTTGTGTCATTACCCTCATGAAGGTTGCTTCATCGGTAATGTCTCCGATGTCGTCACCGTTCGGAAGTTTTATCAATCCGGAACGTATCATCTCGTGATTTGTCATAGCAAGCATCGTTGACCGTTTACCACGTTGGGTTTTTTCTTTCCGGCCCAAAAGATAAGGTTCACTTGGTCCAGACCTTCTGGATGGGTCATACCTCTGACCGACACCTCCAGACATTGCTCCAACAATTCGCCCACCAACAGCCATTCGGCTAGATACTTCGTCGTACCCCATGTCCAAAAAATCTTGCTGGGTTAGGTTGTTCATGTCTCTTGCTGCTTGGAATCCACTTGGGGTTCTTCCACCAACTTGTGACGCATCCGCAATTGCACTTCCTGCACGTCTTGCTATTCGTCCTGCGCTTCCGGCGGCTGTGCGTGGAGAGACAATAAAACAGTTAGACATTCTTTGGTCAGTAAACTGGTTTGCTGCCGGACTTCCTTCAGGACAGCGAAGTTTGTTCTTGTCATCCACCCATGGCTTTAAACCAAACTTCCCCATCATGGAGCGTGCAAGAAGGGTATCTATTTCGTCCCTAAGTTTCGGACCAAGAGACTTTGAGTCAAGATGTAAATCTGGGTGTTTAAATTTAACTTTCGGCTTTTTTGTTTGATATTCTTTTTGCAAATTGTAATAATTTGTATCTGTATGCAATGGGTTGCCAAACTTACACAAATGCATAGTCATCCCTGGTGGGATTAGGGGAAGTGGGTCACTTTGCTTCCATGTTTTAAGAAATGCGTCGTATGGATTCTTAAAAGGATTTTCTTCTTCTTTTGATTTTTCGTCTTTTGGTTTAGACTCTTTTGGCTTGGCTTCTTTTATGTCAAGGGTCGGACCAGTAATTAATTTTGCGTCCTTGTTTTTGACAGCTCTCGCTATCGCCCTGTTGATGAAATCGTTTTGTCTATAGCCCACTGAAGGTCTCCCAGCGCGAAGCCACACATTTACGCTTAGCCCGATTTGTTGGTTGGTATGACACCAACAATATTACATTATTCTGTATCGGTCTGATTAAGTTCTTCCTCGACGGCAAGCATCTGGAATTCCATCAGATTTGACAAGAAGTTCGATTCTGGAGAAACCTCAACAACTTCTGCCGTTTTTTCGGCATCATCAGAAGGACCCCAGCTCATTGGAATTAGGTCCTCAAGACCCAAGGCTACGGCACGTTTCATGATGTGAGATTTTGCTTCGGCTGGATTCTTCGCTCTACCGAATGCTTGAATCGCATTGCGAAGGTCGGCTTCGTCTTTGACTGGGAATGAACCATCAGCAAGTGCATGACCTTGTTTTGCCATTGACATTCTCGACTCTTCGGAGTAAGCACGCTTAAGTGCAACTTCTGCAGCTTCTGCTTCAATTGCTGATGCTTCTTCCTGTGTGTACTCGTCATAGCCAAGTACTTCTCCATCAAGCGAAACGAATACATCGTACGACTTGCCATTTACGCCTTCAATTTCAACTGCGTAAACATCAAATCCTTCGAATACGTCTGGCTCTACAGCGACAATATCTCCCTCAACCGACTTGACAGCAATATCTGCTGCTTCGCCAAAGCTCACAAGAACTTTGTCTTGAAGGGCTGACTTAACCTCAATCACGTCGTTTGAAAGAACATGCCAACCCATGACTTCTCCGGTCGAACCGTCAAAGAAGATTTCTACCGGCTTGCCATCTTTTCTTTCAACATCAACAACAAAAAGGTCGGCTTCGTCGGAGTATCCAGAGTCAAGAACTTTTCCTCTGAACATATCTTCGGCCATGCCTTCGACTTCAATAAGTGCTGGCATTCCTTTTTCAGAAACGCATCCGCCTGGACAGCTGTCGCAAACATTTGCGCCGCCTGGGTACACCTTGCGGTCGAACGAGCAAACATACGCTTCCTCGTCGAAGTCTGCTGATTTGAATCCCATTGACTGCATGCGACGTTGACGCATCTTTGAGCGATTCTCTTGAGTTGAACTATAAGAGTCCATCATTTTTTCGTCAGACTCATCTTCCATGTCTTCGTCCGACTCTTCCATTGGAACATTTGACATTTTTCTTACTGGCTTCGCGACCGGAGCGACATCCTCATCTTCGTCCATGTCGTCTTCCTCATCCATGTCGTCTTCTTCGTCGAGCATCTCTTCTTCTGCAGGGACAGGCATCATCTTTGGCTTCTTTTTCTGTGGAGACTCTTGCTCTGTATACATCTCGTCTGCATCTTCTTCGTCGATGATATCCTCGTCGTCGGTCATGGCTTTCTCATCAATCTCTGTGTCCATGTCTTCATCCATAGCTTCCGCTCCTGGCATTGAGTTCTTTTTCTTTTTGGGTGTATTCATGCCCATCTCGGCCATCGCCTTAACAGATGTAGCCATGGCTCCACACTTTCCACAAACTTTTGCTCCGGCTTCATAGCCGCACTCTGATGCGTCAAGACCTTTTGCACATTGGGCAACTTCGCCGTCTGAGTCCAACTTGACGACTGGTGATTTCTGAGTCATGAATTTTGCTCCTTGTATTGCATCGAACTTGACAGACAGCCTTTTGGGTTGCTGCAACCACCACACGGATTCATGCGTTTTTCGCCTGAAACTATGCAGTGATATTTATATGAAATTTTTTGTTGCTGTACAGGTTTAGCATAACCCATAACAGGGGTTCTTTGGCTGACGTTACCTACTTTAGGACGTGTGAAGCGTGTCGATTTACCACTTGCGAGATGAGTCTCTTCGGACTTGATTTGAGTCTCGATGACATCCAGTTTCTTATTGAGTTCTCCCACCAACTCAAAGTTATTTTGGACAATCGCTGAGTCGCGCTCAAATTCAATATTTTTCACAGCGTAATTGAGTAATTCCGTACGTTTCTCGTTCATTTCGTGGGTTATCCCGAAAAACTAGATAGTTCGTAGTTCTCTAACGGTTGTTCTTTTTCAATTTGGGATATCACATTGACGAGGGCATTAACCCCATCAACGCCGACAGAGGCAAGCCCTGTCACCCATATTCCGTCATCGTTTGCGGTTGAATTAAAACCGTGGTATTCAGCGACAGTGTCAACAGCTGATTTGATATCGAATATAAATGATGGGTGAATATCTATCTGGAACCCATCAATTTGATTCGATTGAATCTGGAGGCCAGACTTGACCTCTAGGTCATGATTCTCTGAAATTGATACATATACGCTCAACTCAGACTTACCTCTAGCTGCTGCTGCTCTGGCAAGGACGTTGCTTCTACGCTCACGCATAATTGCCTGACGAATCCTTTTGCGTGCTTTTTCTTCGGTAATCATATTTCTTTTTGCAAGATGTCTGATTGCCGCATCCATAGCGCGCTTTGAATCGCTAGGTGGCTTTGATTCATCAATCCCAAATTCACGCAATTGAGCAAGAATATTATCGCCACGATTCCTCAAGCCCATTGCTCCAGTAACCCCACCAGCCGGAACCCTCTGAGGTGGCGCTGGTACGGACGGACGGCTCGGGCTTGGTGCTGGAGAAGGGCGGCCTGGGACACGACTTGGAGCAGGCTTCGGAACGCGAACTGGCTCGGGAAGTCTTTCTGGAATTTTGTCTGGTATTTCTTCTGGCTTTGCAGGCATTTTGGGCTCAATGTACGGAACATCATCTTCGCCGGTTATGGGGTTCGTGGTTCTGCCATCGCTGTCGCCGTCGCGTGAAGGTTTACCCATTCGACCAGCAGCACGACGAGCACGACCAATTGTCCCACCGAGAACTTTTTCGTTAATTGCTTCAAGTGCATTCATTAGCGCATTTTGTGCTTCTGGACCGTACCAGTCCATATTCGGGATAGCAAAACCGTCTGCAAGCAACTCGACTTCAAATCCGTGCGAATTTCCGATTTCATTTGCCGCTTCGTACATTTCTACATTTTGTGTTTTCACAAACATATGTAGACCTGGTGTTTCGTCTTTGAAGGATGTCCATGATTTCATTGCCGATTTACCTGTACCGCATTTTCCGCCACACCCACAATCACTGTGGCTGTCGTCATTTCCATGGAGTTCAGAATCACGACGCATTAGAGAGTCGTAGAAATCTCCACCGTCAACAAATCTCTTGGGTTTGTCACTGGTAAGGGCAACCGAAGGTCCGCCATCAAGCGGGATATAAACGGTTTCTGGCTTAACTTCGTGCGCCGTGCCAAACATAAATCTTTCGCCATCCGGGGTGTGCCATCCAGCCCGCATTGTCGACGTCGAGTTGTCTTTGTCTAAATCAAAGATGACCGTACTTTCATCCGCTTCACGGATGGCTACCTGTCCACCGAAATGCATGCTTAGATGGCGAACAAGGTCGCCCATTCTCCCGCTTATAGGGTTTATTGAAGAACTCCCACCAGAGTAAATTGACATGTTTTTGACCTCAATTTCGGAGTCTGACTTCTTTTTTGTGTTGTCATATCTGTCCAAAAGCCGACGTCCTTTTGCTGCGAGCTTTGCGGCATCCTCGGTGTTCTGTGGCACTGGTTCGCCCCACGCCGCAGCTGAAAGCGCAAGTCGTGTTGGCTTTCCGTTTTCATCCTTCATTGGACCGCTTGGATTAGTGAAGAATCTTGTAAGGAATGAACCTTTGCGGCGCATCTTTTGTGGAGTGTCAGCAGGACCCTTGACGCCTGGTTTCAAATTTGCACCTTCGGTCTTTTTGAAGTGAGCCCTACCTGCTGCAGTTAGCCCGCCATCTGGGTCCTTAAGTGCAGACTTTGCCTCTGCGCTATCGGCTGGAACGCAATTTGGGACCATATCCCCATTCTTTCCCTTTTTCATTCCAACTTGCTTATACCCAGGCCAGCATGGACCTACTTTTGCAGCCTTCACCGATTCATCTGACTTAATCGAGATGGTTCCAGTTAACTGGTTGGCACCATGAAGAACAGGACTTACCTCGTATAGTTCAACCTCCTTAAGGAGGTTGGCTTGCTTCTTGCTATCGAAGAAGGCATCAAGTGTTTTGTAACCAATTGACCACTCTTGGTCTTCGCCAAAGAATGTTATGTTATTGAATGCTTCGCGACCGCGTTCCGATTTAAGGTTAAATTGAACTCTCGTATAGAGTCCACCCACGCCATTTGCTCGCATTTTTGCAGGCAAACGTGGGTCGTTTGGACCAACCTCGTAGATGTCTAAAACTTTACCAATAGGCTCATTCCAGTTGTGACCCCAAACGACTCGTGGCTTACGTCTACGGAGCGAGGAATCAAAGCAACCAGGCAAGCAAATGTCGCCAACACTGTCCTTGTTCCCAATAGCGGCAGTGAAACATTCAACGATACCCAATGCCTCATTGGTGCTTATCTGTCCAGGCATGGACTTGTATTGAGTTTCAGTAAAGTTTTCGGTAATATTTGTCATTGTTTACGCGCTTTCAGAGAACTGTATTCACAATAATAAGCGCTGGAGACACTCTTTTGGCATAAGAGCGGATTAAATTACTGGACTTTAATTAAAGTCTCAGTTCAAGCCGAATTTTAATCTGCAACGACAGTTCATTGTCATGCGAGCTGGGGATAGTGGGTCGCCTGGGAACCTAATTACATCATCACCAACATTGAATGCATCGCCAACACTAACCGTTTTCCCGTCGAGAAGTCTGTGCTCTGCTCTTGTTTTTGAATCCTTCAAAGAAATCCAAGTTTTTGATGCCGCACCAACCTGTTTTGCTCCAAAGTAGACACCAGCATTATATGAAGTCTGCGCCTCATGTTCAGCAATGACCCTTTGCTTCTTGGAAATTAGATTAATAAAGATTGCCACCAGGGCAGCCTTTAGCATTCCGGAACGGTCCTCGTCATCTTCAAGCGCAGAGGATATAAGTATGGCTGCTGCTATTTCTTCCTTGGTTGATGAGTTGACTTTTTGCATTCTTTCAATTTGTGCATCAATCAACTGTTTGATTTCTTCTTCATCAATTTCTGTCGGCATTCCTGTCTGTTCATTTATCAGACGAGCTGCGTCATTTGTAATACCGGAAAGAAGCGGTCTGAAGTCTTCAAGCATTTGCTTGTCCCAAACATCAATGTCAAAAATTAAACTCGATTCTAGGGAGCCTGCTGCAAGTGCCTTTTTTGATTTTGCGCCCATGGCCTTTTCAAGGACAACTCGTTGCTGCCGTTCGAAAAATCTATCTAAATTTCTATCCAAAATTTCAATCCAGCGTTTTGAGTTTTCTTCTGCTTTTGAGTCCCAGTCATCGATTTGTTTGTTATCTGATTTTGACTGCATCGTCGGTTCGTATGCAGACAACGCACTCGGTGACATTTGTGGTTGTCCACCCTGCTCTGCTGCGAGTGCTTCAGTCATAGTGTTTGGCTTTTGATTCATGTCAACTATTTGTGCCGGTATCTCTTGGTCTTGCGGCGCACCTTCAACTGGAACCTCTGGTGTTGGCATTACCCCCGCTGCTGCGACGCCAGGCATACCTGGCTGTTGTCCAGCCGCTGCAGCATCGGCTGCTTGCTTGGCGGAGTCAAACTCTTTGTCTGTATAACCAATCGGAGTAAGGTTTGGATTGGCAAGAAGAGCCTGCATGAGGTCTGATTTGATATGAATTCTTCCGGTTGCGGCTCGATACTCGTTGCCACTTATAAGACCATTCTGAAATTCGTCTAACAAATATCTTTCACGCTCTTGCTTGTAGAGAATAAGGATTGGTACATCAGACGTATCGAAGTCAATATAAAACTCATCGTCCAGTTCGTCTAATGCCCGACCAATCAACTCCATGTGCGGAAGCATTGTCTCGTTCCAAAAAACCCTATGTTCTTCAGCGGCATTTGAGAATGTTCGACCGGATGCATTGCCAATAACGGATTCCGGAACACCGAAGGATGCAAGGATTTCCTCTTTTGTAATCTGTCGCATCTGTATATAGTTGGCATCACGAGGGGATGCACCTGTATCGACGTAATCAACACCGTCGTCAGATGAGACAACAGTTATAGAGCCAGCCCTATTTATATTTCCACGAAATCTACTGCGAAGCTCATCTTTGTCATCGTCATCAATTTCTCCTTTTACAACAAGCAAGCCGCCTGGCCGACCGTCGTTAAGAAGGAAGTTGCGATTATATATTTTAGAAAGGTTTTCAATTTCAATGGCGATACCAGCAGACTCAAGTGGAGTCATGGACAGGTATGGGTCTAGTGGATGTGGCTTTCTTACCCAGCAAACATCTTCCGGCTTTAGGATTACCTTTGTTCCGTTTCGCATATCAACTTCAAAACCGGAAACAAACTTTTTCGGGTCAGGTATTGGCGATGTGTGTTGTGGCGGAAGTAATTGAAGGGCGATGATTCCACCATCACGACCGCGTACTTTTTCAATAAATGCCCCACGTGAGGACATTAACAATTGAGAGGAAAGTCTGTATCTAAAAACAAATGAGTTTTCACCCATGTTTGATTTAGAGTTCAAAATATCCAATATTTTGTTACTCTGATTGTCTGTGACAATTTTCCCAGTTGGGGAATTATCTTTTCGCAACATTGCAGGTAGGCGGGCCTGATTTCCTGCTATCGCATCAATGCACCTGTTAACCCAGGTGACCTTGGCCATTCCTTCTCTGTAGGCACGCTCAATATCCCAAGAGTCTCGATATGGCTTTCCAGCCTGGCTTGGGTTGAACGCGACAGGAGCACCTGGCCCGAGTATCGATTTCTGTCCTGGTGACTGGAGAGATTTGTTTTGCGAAGAGTTCCACGCCATAAAGTGCGATTATTCCAGTCCTAGTAGAAACCCGAGGGCGCCAGAACAAACCCCTGCGGTAATAAAGCCCACAGGCAACGAAATGTAAAAAGCGCCAATTGTTGTCATAATTATAAATGACACCATGAGCATATTGGCAGTTCTCCGTCTAGTAAACCATTGTAGTACTTTTTTCATACACCCACCGGTTCTGCATCTTTCATATGGTTAAATACTAGTACGAAATACGTTGATGACAGGAACATGATGACAAATTGGAACGAAGTACTCAGATACCTAGAACCCAAGAAGCCTTTGTACTGCCCTGAAGAGGCATCGATTACACAAAGAGTATTCCTTAGAACATACGACATAGAAGCCCTTTTTGGTGGTGCAGCAGGCGGAGGAAAATCGTCTGCGTTGCTGATGGCTGCTCTCCAATACGTTGATATACCTGGCTATTCTGCAATTCTTTTCAGAAGAACTTATGCCGACTTGTCTCTGCCTGGAGCCTTGATGGACCGTTTTAAGTCGTGGATTGCAATGCATGACGATGTGCACTGGAACGCAAATAGCTTCATAGCTACCTTCCCGTCAGGCGCAAGAATTTCTTTCGGTTACCTAAACAACGTTGGCGACTATCTTCGTTACAAGGGTTCTGAATTTCAGTTTATTGGTATGGACGAGGTTACCGAAATTAGAGAATCTGATTATCGCTATCTCTTTTCTCGTCTACGTCGTCCATCAACTGGTGAATTATCAAAAGTCCCACTAAGGATGAGGACTGCGTCTAACCCTGCACCCAATTGGGTTAGACAGAGGTTTATCGTTGAGGGACGTGAGCACGGTCGGATATTCGTTCCATCCATGCTTACCGATAACCCAGGAATTGACGCTGAGTCATACCGACAGGCGCTATCCGCCCTTGACCCCATTGAGCGCAGACGGCTGGAAATGGGCGACTGGTGGGCAACTAGCCTCGGAACGATTTTTGATAGAACAGCATTTGTCCCAATTGACCCGATAGATGTGCCACAAGTCACATCATCAGCTAGGGCTGTTAGATTCTGGGACCTTGCAGCAACCGAGCCAAGCCATTCAAACCCAAATCCCGACTGGACCGTAGGCACTTTGATGCTTTTCGACCAAGGAATCGCCTATGTCTTGGATGTCAAAAAGGCCCGAGTAAAGAACGAACGGGTTGAGCAATTAGTGGCTCAAACAGCCTATGAAGACGGCCATACGGTGACGATACGAATGGAGCAAGAACCAGGTTCGTCAGGAAAGGCCCTAATCGACCAGTATGCCCGCTACATCCTTCCAGGGTATGACTTTGGTGGAATTCGGTCTACTGGGGACAAATTAACTAGGGCACGCCCTTTTTCTGCGGCCGTAGCCAACGGTAACGTTCGGGTTGTCCAAGCCCCATGGCTATCGGATTGGCTTGATGAATTTTCTGCATTTCCAGAAGCATGCGACCACGACGACCAGGTTGACTCTGCCGTTGGAGCTTTTACACATTTAACTGGTTTGGGGTTGCCACAGAGGAGACCAGTCTCTATAATCATCTAGGAAGACCTACAAACCTAACTATTGGAGACATATGAATATTGAGGGGAAAGAAGCCTGGAATAAGGCTTTGGACGATGCAAATCGTTCATTAATGGAATTAGAGCGCGCTTTTAGCAAGCTCGGAGAAAGCAAGGACATTGAAACTGTTTGCTCCGCATTGGTAGAAGCACACCTGCTCAAAGCAAGCATGTCCGTGGCTTACGACTCTCTTTGCCACATCGTCGATGGAGTGATGGGAAGTCTCCCAGAATTCATTACAACCGATGGAAGCAAAGTTGAAAAACGAGCCGGCAATGACCGCAAGAAGTGGAGGCACGAAGAACTTGCGCAGAACATTGCGTCACGTTTAAGCGATATGTCGGTTGATATGTCAACTGGTGAAATCACAATGACACCGCAAGAAATGGTTGTCAAACTTCTTGACTACTGTGCGCCATCATACTGGCGAGTAAAAGAACTTGCAAAAATTGGAATTTCCGCAGATAAGTTCTGCGAGGTAGAAGAAAAAGAAGCAAGCATTATCGTACGAAAGGCTAAATAAAATGTCAGACATATACCAACAACTATCAGAGTCGTTCCCACCAGAGATGGTGCGTTCAGTTAATAAAAGTGGAACGAATCTTCTATACATCCCAGTTACCGAAGTAACCAACCGTCTCAATAAGGTTCTCGGTGTTGGGAAGTGGTCGCGCGAGGTAATCAAGTGTGAACGCGACGCAATTGATACTGACTGGATTATGGCTCATGTCCGCATTACTTGGCTTGCAACGGATGAGCACCCAGCCGTATCTCGCGATGGAATTGATGCAGCAAAGATTATGCGCACCAAGCAAGGTCAGATTGTCGACCTTGGCGATGCGTACAAGAGTGCAGAGTCAAACGCGTTCAAGAAAGCAGCCCAAAGCCTTGGTGTCGGTTTGTACTTATCTCGTACTGACGACGCAATCGAAATCGAACAAGCAATGGATGCTGTTCCAGCAAATGCTGATGCTCATCCAATTTGGGACAACTTCATTGGTATTAGCAAGAAATTCAATGCTGAGCAAAAAGCCGAACTCCGCTCCAAGTGGAGCGAATGGAGTGGTGGAAAAGCCGTTCCAACAAAAGACACGGTGACATCTGCAGAGGCTGATTTCCTTCATGTTGAAGCAGTTGCGATTGCTTTCTCCGAAAAGAAGAAAGACTAAACGTGACAACGGAGTTGAATCCACTCCCACCACACCTTTCAGCATCATCTATTGGGACATTCCAACAATGTCCGCTACGTTTCAAGTTGTCGCGAATCGATAAGATTTCGGAACCGCCAACCCAGCAGACGTTGATGGGGAATTTTGTTCACGACACCCTTGAGTATTTCTACAACACATATCAACCAGAAGACCGCTCGCTTTCTAACGCGCAACATTCTGCTCGATTTGTTTGGGAATCATCTGGATGGGTGGAACGTGTAACGCCGTATCTTCGGACATTATCTATAAATGACTTCCGATGGAATTCATGGTGGTGTATCGAGAATCTTTTCGGACTTGAAAACCCTGGGATAATTCATCCTCGTGGAGTTGAGTTTGAGGTCAACGGTGCAATCAATGGAGTTGTAATCAAGGGTTTTATTGACCGCTGGATACATGACGAAGACAAAATAACCATCAGTGATTACAAGACTGGAAAAGTTCCATCTTCGCGCTACATGGAAGGTAAGTTTTTTCAGTTGGTCCTTTATTCCCTGCTCCTCAAGGAGATGGGGATTACATCAGAAAACACAGAACTTGAATTGCTCTATCTAAAAGATGGGGTTCGTAAGACCAATAAGCCAAAAGAAATTGATTATGAGTCAGCAATAAACTTAATAACAACGGTAAAAAGGGAGATAGACCAAGCTTATGAAGACAACAAATGGCCAGCTGTTCCGTCGCGACTCTGCGACTGGTGCGTTTACAAATCAAGTATCTGCAGCCATTGGAACAAAAAAAATGAATGATGAGACTTTTGCTCGGATTGTCGCAGAAGATGTAAAAAACAACGTAACCGAAAGCCAGCGAGAATATTTGATGCTCCCACAGAATCGGGCACGCTGGAAGTTTGCATTAAAAGTCTTGTCCGAAAATATCAGTTCACAAATAAAGGACATCAACGCAGACAAGGAGGCCGACAGTATTCGTTATTCGGCACTTGGTTCGCAGGGGAAGTCGATGCTTGTCGAATCAGGTGCTGCCTATGACGCGAAGCTCAATAAGATTAGTCGCTTCATGTTCTACGTTGAAAGCCGTCTTAATTTTGTAGAAAACCTCGTTGAGGATGAGTCTGAGATGTCTCGAAAAGAGCTCTTAGAAGCAGCAATTCACAAGTATCTTGAGATGCTTGATGAGATGGACTTTGAACGCACCGAACTTGACGATGCACTTGAGCACGCATTGATTAACAACTCCCTATCTGCGTTTGACTCAGTTACACTTGAAGAGTGAGATATAGGTCAAAGAAAAAAGAAGAAGAGTACAAACTACGAAGACCTCTCGTTATTCGCTTGCTCGAAGAGCGACCATGGTGCGAGGCATGTTCAAAATTTGCCGAACACGATGAAGTTGTTACCTATACAAGAAACAGAAGCAGCGACATACATGAAATTATTCGTCGTTCACAGGGCGGCTCGATACTCGATGAAGAGAATCTCATGTCGGTATGTAGGCCGTGCCACATGAGAATCGGAAACTATCCGCAGTTGGCTTTTGACCTAGGTCTGGCTAAGCACGGCTGGGAGCGTTAGGTTTTAACTAGCTAAGAGTTTTTGGGTATAAAAAAACCACCTCACCCACTAGTGATGAGGTGGTTTTTGTTAAAGGGTTTATTTAGCCTTGGATTACGGTGAATGCAACTGTCATGTTTGAACCAGCAGTGCCGGAACCGACAGCCGATACGTCAAGGCTGACAAGAGCGCCTTGTGTGAAATCGCAGTTGGCTGCAGTAAGCGTGCCTTCGTCTGAAGTTCCTGCAGCTGCGATTGAGAACGCTGCTGCTACATCAGAACCGACTTTAAGGTCTGCGGTAAGTGCTGAACCTGCTGGTGCTGTGGTTACGGCTACGTAAGCGCCGGTGATTCTGCCAGCAAACGGCATGGCCATTGTGACGATGCTGCTGGTTGACAATCCACCAGCAATGTTCATTGTGATGGTTGTTGGTGCGAGTACTGCTGTTGACATTTTTTCTCCTATGTATAAATGGGGTACGCGAAAAAGTATACACCAAACAATCTTGACCAAAGGAGAATAAAAAAAAACGTTTATTTTACGTGAGTGAAAAATGTTGCGGGTGTATTGTTGTAATCCTTAGGACCGTTATAGGCGCGAAAGTCGGGTGGGGAAACTCACTCGGCTTTTGCGTTTTTTTGTTTTACAAACACCATAAAGCTATTTACTTTCGTAAGGCATCGCTGAGTGTTACTCTGAAATCCTCTAGCCGGTAGCCGTTTCCAAGGGAAGAAAGGCAGGTGGTCAAAGAGTCTAGTGATTTTTCACGGCAAAACAATTCCTCTATGCTCCGAGGACATTGGAAACCCGCCTGATGCTAGAGGTCAGGCGGGTCTTTGCTGTACGGGGTAGTATTCGTCTGTGAAACTACTTGGACTAGACCTTTCTCTCACTTCTACTGGGTACTGTTTCGACGGTGAGAGCGGCGTTATCGCCACTGGCCTTTTAGGGACCGAACGTCTCGAAGCAGTAAAAGATGATATTTCGAATTTATTATTAGCTAATAAAATTGATTGTGTTCTTCTTGAAGGCTACTCATTTGCGTCTCGTAGCGGGCAAGCGTTTTCTATTGGTGAGCTAGGTGGAGTTATTAGACTTTTGATACACAATCTAGGGATAAATCTCATAGAGATACCCCCAACATGTAGGGCCAAGTTTGCAACAGGAAAAGGGAACGCCTCCAAGAATGAGGTTATCTCAGCAATATCTGCCCGAACCGGAATCGTGTGGGGGAATCCTGGCGCTGATGATAAATGTGATGCTTGGATTCTTGAAGAGATGGGTCTTGCTCGTCTCGGCAAACAAAGATATTCTTGGCCAGACGTAAACATGTCTGCTCTGGAGAAGATAGATTGGACTCCTCTCGAAGGGAATTAATACGTGGACCGCAGCAAACCGATTAGCCAAGTTGACATCGAGCAAGAGCTTCTTCGCCTGATGGATATTTTGGAAAACGAAACAGAAGCATTCGAACAACTCGCTGTTGATGCAGCCAAAAAAGAAGCAATGTTCAAGGGTGAATGGGCAAAGCAATACCTTTCCGCAAAGGGTTCAATCAAAGAGCGTGAAGCATGGTCGGACTACAAGCTTGCAGACCAGATATTGGATTACAAAATCGCAGAAGGCCTCGTAAAAGCAAAGCGTGAAAAACTTCTTTCATTACGTACGAGCATCGATGCACTGCGCACACTGAACGCAAACGTGCGAGCACAAGTATGAGTAAAAAGTATGTAGGACCAGAGTCTATTTCAATTGATGTAAAAACCCTGAACGAACCGGAGTGGCGAGCCACACATGTTCTCAAACCAGACCTGGAATTACTCCAACAATCAGTAGTTGATTACGGTCTCCTATCACCAATCATCGTCCAAAAAAAAACACTGCAAATAATCGACGGTTATCATCGTTGGATTATTTTCCGTTCTAATAAAGAAATCATGTCACGACATGAGGGGAAGATTCCTGCTCTCATCTTTGACATCGACGAGATAGATGCAATGATGATGCACCTGCGGCTAAACCGAGGGCGTGGGAACATATTTGCCAATAACATGTCAAGAATTATCAAAGATGTCTATTACAGCGAGAAGTATGACATCAACGAAATCCAAGAACTTTTGAACATGAACGTCATTGAAGCAGACATGATGCTCGATGGCTCACTCTTAAAGAGTAGAAAAGTCAAGGACCATACGTACTCAAAAGCATGGGTTCCAATTGAGGTTCCATCTGGCAAAGTAGAGAAAGCAGTTCTTGAACGACCTCCAAACGTTGACCGCTAGCAGACGTAAGTAAAATGGTGTAAACTTTGGTAAAACTTGTCCACAGTGAGGTTTTATGCCAACACCAAGCAATGCAACCGATAGCGAACTAACGCCTCCTACAAGAGCAAGAATTTTGCCATCCCGAGACAGGAATCAGCGTCCTAGTTTTTTGCGTCGCGCTGCGGCTTCAGGCCTAAATCGTCTAGCTAATATTGTTTCGCCACAGCAGCGGCCAGCCGCTGGCACAGCGTAAAAGGTAATTCTACATGCTCGATACAACGGAAATGCTCGTTTCCGACAATGACCTCAGCATATATATGGATATATCTTTTTCCATGCGTCAGAAGGACGCGGCGGAGTTTGTCCTAAAGGGTCTACAGATGGAATTAGAAGCTTACCTAGGTAGGCCGGTAAGGCCTCAGGATTTTACGGAGAGCCATGTCATACCAAGCTCCTACGTTGGAATTCCTGCAACATCCTTCTTCTATGATTCAAGTCTTAACTCAACTGGGGAGAGCCTTAATTATTTAATGCCCGCAATAAATATTTCCTTGAGGAATACTCCAGTTATTAAAGTGACAGAAGTTAAGTTTAGAAATATTGCTGCCCCATATCAATTAATGGGCGAAGCTGTGACCCGTACCTGCGACATAACCGCCGCTCAACAAACTTCTGCATCAGTAACATACACATCGACCGGACACAGTCTAACGGTTGGTCAAACAGTGTCGATTAAAAACACAACTCCCTCAACATACAATCTTTCAAATAAACAGATAGTCTCCATAACATCAAATACTTTTACAGTTGCTGAAGTTGTTGGTTCGCTCGGTACTTATGTTAGTGGTGGTGTTGCAACAGCAACAGGAAATGATTATGTCGTTCATCGTTACGGTCTTGAGCTTTTTAGGGGATTTGCCAACGATATAGTTGATGTCACTTATCGCGGAGGCCTCGAAGGCGACATACAGGAAATGTTCAAGCTAATGATTCTTCGCGCTGCAACACGTGAAATGCAAAACATGCATGACGACGTTGTTGGTATAAAAGATTTGAATTCCAGGAACGTTGCTCCGCTTGAGACTGGATTCCTGGAAAAAGAACTAAATGCTATGAAAACTTACAGGCGAAGAAGAATTTAATGGCTGAAACAGAAATCAAAATCTCCACACGGGGACTGGGGTCGATGATTGCTAGCCTAGAAAAAAAAATAGTTAGAGCACAGGATTTTGCTCCAATTTTTCCAAAGGCAAAGGCAGAAATTGCTTTATCAACTGCCGCAAACTTTACATCCAATGGTCTCTTGGTTGGCGGGTGGTCTCCTCTTGACGCACAGTACGGCGCCTGGAAGATGACTCGTTTTCCCGGAGCACCACCAATGGTTCGTACTGGAAGATTGTTTGCAAGTTTGACATCTCAGAATATGGCGTCTGTAAACATTGCCCCAAAATCATTTACCATTGGGACAAACGTCGAGTATGCAAAGTTTCACCAATATGGAACTTCCAAAATGGCAAAGAGAAAAATACTTTTTGTTCCTGCGGAGTTTTCTGCAAAGTTTGCAAACGATGCCGCCAAATGGGTTAACTCAGGAAACATCTAATGGAACCAGCCGAGTTGATGTATGGGGCTCAGTTTGCAAAAAAGTTTGTAACCGACTACCTAAAAACCGATATCCCAAATCGATTGGTCATGTACAGAAACGGCTGGAACCTTGACGACATTGTTCTACCCAATCCTGAATCATATTTGACATATGAGCCTCTTGCCCTTGATGCGTGGCCCACGATAATTACAGTGGTTCTTTCAACCAAGACCTTCGATAGGCGTGGTTTTGCAAATGGCCTAGACCCTCTTTATAGAGTTGTATACGGTATGAGAACATACGTATGGGTCCGCACGGAGGGTTCTGAGCAGACAACCGATATGCGCGACAGATTGACCACCGTTGTCCGCTCCGCACTCCTTGACTACCCGTGCCTTCAGAGGGATGGGGCTGACAGGGAGGCAATGATTGACGAATCTACGGTTGGCGAAGAATTTTCGGATTTAACCCTTCTCAAAGGTGACAGAGTTCTTGCGGGAGCATATATCGCCTACGACCTAGCAATAGACGAAGTCATAGCCAGACAGAATATTGCCGATGAAGTGACGAGATTTGAATTTGAGGTGGGACAAAACCCACTCTCTACGGCGATTTCCGGAATCACAAACTTTGACGGAACTCCGGTTTCTATATCTGCAGACTGACATGGACGATAGTTTCTTTCAACCACTAGACAACTATACAGAAAAACTGGATAGCTCATATTCCGACTGCGTCCAAATACAGAATTTATCTGGGGGAATACTTCAGGCCGTAGAGGGCATTTATATGAGAAACTATTCATTCGGACTTGTTTCTAAAAGCAACAAGAATATCGAAAAGTTTTTAAAGCAAAGAAAAATAAAAGTCTATGAATTCTCTGTGGTGAAAGCTGCAAAGAAAAAGAAAACTGAAGAAAAAAAGAAGATTGAGATGCCCCCAGCAGAAAAATCAGGACAAAGCATTGACATCGGTAATTTAACAGCACTATTTACCAAAGAAGAAAGCAACAAAAATCAAGACGAGATTTAAGCGTTCCGGTTAAAACGTACGCCAAAATCAAGCTGCGAGTAGTTATACTCTCAGTAGTCTCATAACAAATAGTTCCGATTTAAATGGGACGGAGGAAACAATGCCAGGCATAATTGTAACCACATCAGTTCGTACGGGTCCAACAAACACTCAGACAGCAGCGACCGCGACAATGTTCGTAGTCGGTGTAACAGAGCGCGGGCCAGATGGCACCTCGCATCTTGTTACCAGCATCTCTGACTTCCAAGATATTTTTGGTGGTTACGTTTCGGATGGCTGGACATACCAAACTATTGAAACATTCTTCGAAGAAGGTGGCGCACGTGCATACGTGTCACGTGTCGTCGATGAAAGCGCAGTAGAGGCAAGTATCGATTTGTCGGTTTCGGGCAGCGTTGCTGTAAGCCTTTTGGCATCAGGAACCGGAACATGGGCAAACACATCAGCCCTTGGTGGGTTGACCGCGCAAGTGACGCACCCATCTGCTACGACTTTCAAGGTATTGATTGCTCTGAATGGAACACAAGTTTTCGCCAGTCAGTCACACACATCGATTGCAAACTTTGTCGAGGAAATAAACAACAACTCAACCGCAGCCTTGTACCTGACAGCTTCTGCTGGAACTACAACCACTAGACCTGCGGTAATGGCTGCAACAGCTTTCTCTGGTGGAACAAACGGTTCAGCACTTGTTGATGCAGATGTTGTAACAGCGCTTAACACTTTTACATCGAACCTTGGACCAGGCTCTGTCTGTGCTCCAGGATTCACATCGACAGCAGTTCGTACTGCCCTTCTCGACCATGCAGAAGATAACAACCGTATCGCGCTCATGGGATTTGACAAGGAAGACACGGCTTCACAGGCAATCGCGGACGTGACTGATTTCTCGGGTCTGGCAAATGCCCAGTTTGGTGCATTCTTCTACCCATGGGTAAAGATTCCAAACGGAACTCTCACTTCGGTGATTCCACCAGAGGGATACGTCGCTGGAAAACGCGCACAGGTGCAAAATCAGTTCGGTGCATGGAATCCGTACGCTGGCGAAAGAACAGAATCAGATTTCGTAACCGGGCTTTATACATCGCTTTCGAAGTCCGAGGCTGACGCGCTCGATGCCGGTTTCGTTAACCCAATCAGAGTAATTAACGGCACCGTACGTGTTTATGGTGCTCGTTCGGCCTCTGATGACACCGACAACTACAGATTCATCATGGCTCGCGAAGTTCTTAACCAGATTACGTACGAAGCAGAACAGGCTCTTGAAGCACTGTTGTTCTTGCCAATCGACGGACGTCGGTCAACTTTCTCGCGAGTTGCTGCAACGCTCACCGCAATCATGGACAGAATCCGCATTGGCGGTGGCCTCTATGAAGCATTCGGTGCAGATGGAAAACAAATCGACCCTGGCTACACAGTTCAGGTTAATGAAGCGAACAACCCGCTTACCCAGCTTGCAACTGGTGTCATCAAGGCGAAAGTTGGAGCAAGAGTCTCCTCGATTGGTGACACAATTGAAGTAGAAATTACAAAGTCCAATCTAACGGCGACGTTGGTATAGGTTCACGGAGGAATATATGGCATCAGGTAAATTAGCTCAGAGGCAAATAATTGCCGAAATCACACCCCTTGCGGGTGGTGACGTAGTGGGTCCAGCCCTTTCCGGATACTTTGCACAGGTATCTGGTGGCGAAATCACGGCCGCCGTTGAAAAGATTTACGTCGGTGGAACACCGTTCCCCGAAGTACTTTGCGCCCCTTCAGAAGTCGGCGACATGACCCTCACTAGGCATTACGATACAGACCTTCGAACCATCATGAAGGACCTCCGCCTTGTTGTCGGTCGTGCGTACTACGAATTGAAGATTTACGACACAGACTGCGACCTTAAAAACTCACAGTCAGAGCGCATTTATTCCAAGGTTCTTTTGACGGGTCTTTCGGAACCAGAAGGTGATGCATCAAGCGGTGCACCAGCAACCATCGCGTTGACCTTCGCTGTTTCTGGCGCTCCAACTCAATAAGTATTGACATCCGCCACTAAGGGCATAGCCCTGATAGTGTTGCGGCCATGACAAACTTCTACCAAGAACAAAACGAACTGTCCAAGCCTGCTCCATCTTTCGACGGAGCTGACGAAAATGTGCTTGACGCACTTAAAGCTGTTATCTCCAAAAAGGTACAGCGGAACGAAATATTCATCAACGTTCCAGAGCGTCCGGGCGTCACACTGTTGATTAGTCCGAATATCACGCAGAACCAAATCAAAGCGTGGCAAAAGAATTCCGGCTCGGAGTCCAAGAACGGTATTGATGCAACCAAGTTTGCATGTCAAGTCATTGGTCATACAACAAAAGGCATCTTCCTCAATGGCGAAGAAGTCCTTGAAGATGGCAAGTCGCTCGGCTTTGCATCTCCAGCCGTACTCAAGATGACTGGTGCTGCACGCGCACTCCCAGATGGTGTTCAAATGTTTTTCGGTCTCGACCCACACGTCGAGTCTGCTGCTCTTGCAATCATTGATGCTGCAGGTTACGGTGACACCGTAGAACAGCAAGAAAACCCCTCGAATCAGTCCTAGAAGAATTAAGCGAAGACACGCGCATTCAGACGGCTGCGCGTCTAGGTGAGGTTTTCGGTACAGACCCAATAAAACTACTCAATTGCTCGTTCGAGGAATGGGTAATTAGGCTTGCTTGTGCTAAAGTTGTTCAAGAAGACCGCGAGGCAGCCGAGAGAAAATCTAACGGCTTCTAGTGTGTCGCAGATATTTATCTAAGGCATAAGAGACTATGGCAGCTGACGAACGCGCAACGATAACTATTGACGTAGACGTCAAAAATCTGAATAGGCTTCAGCAGGTTACCGCTGCGCTTGAAGCAATGGGCGTCGCATCCGAAGTAAACGCCGCTAAGTTCGGCAATCTTACGGGAGCAATGACTGGTCACTCAAGGGCATCAAATAAAGCATCAAAAGATTCACAAAGACTATACGAGAAAATAAGCATACTCGACAAAGTAAGCATGCAATTTACTAAACAAGCGCGAAAGTTGATGCTTGGAGTAATGGCTATGAGCATTGAATTCGGCGTATCTGCTCTCGCCTTGGCCTCAGTCAACGCACTGTTCGTTATAGGAAAAGTTCTTGTAAAGAGCTATCAACTTGCAATGCAGGGACTGGCCGCAGGTCTCGCATCGGTTGGCGTTGCCGCTATTGCCGCCGCCGCTGCGTTTAGCGAAATGCAAACAGCTCAATTCGCATTTAGATACTCGAGCGATTCAACGACTAATTCAATGGATAAATCCTCGCTCGCGCTCAGAGGTTTATACAAGGACACTCAGTTAAACATCTACGGCATGAAAGCTCTTTCTGCAGCATTTGCTGGAGTGAGCAAGAATTCTACGTTTACTGCTGGTTCGCAAAAGATGCTCCAGGGTTTTTCAGATTTTATTGCATCAAGTGGTGACCCAACGAAAGCGATGCAGGCAGCAGCTAATGCTATTGGTTTAATCCAGAAAAAACAAACTGGAACGTCAAAGCAGATGTCCACAGAAGCAATTAATGCAATCAAACAAATAAACCCAGCTTTGGCTGATTTGGCCAAAAAGGGTGGTGGTGGATTTGGCAATAAAGATAAATTTATTGAGGCTTTGCTTGATGGTTCACTTGCAGAAAAATCTGGTGTTGCTGGTGCTGCATCCAATGTTGCCGGAACACTTTTCGCCCAATTCAAAAGCTACCTAACAAGTTCTTTTGTTGAATTAGCAGATGTTGGTAAGCGTGTGCTTGAACCAGTCAAGAAGGCAATGCATGCAATATTTACTAGCTTGACCAAGAATTTTAGACGGATTAGTTCTGACCTTGTAGCTTTTGGTCAAGGACCATTCCTCAAGTCACTCGTTACTGCTGTTGACAAGCTCGGCGAGTTTGCAGTCATGCTTATCAGGAAGGTCCTTCCCACAACTGAGGGTTTCTCTAAAAGGATAAGCGGAATCTTTTATCAGTTACAAAGATATTTTTATCAGGTTACAACATCGTTGGACAAAATGCGTGACGGTGGGACCATTGTTATCAAAACTTTTGGTGAACCAATACTCGAAATATTTAAACAGATTGGTAAAAGTGCTCGAAACATCGGGGAGCTAGCGGTGAAGCACAAGGATAGCTTCCTTAAATTCGGAGAAGCCCTAAAAAATATTGTTGTTGGATTTTTTGATTTATCAAAAACTTTTAAAGAAGCATTTACTGGAGCCTTGCCGGTTATCACAACCGTCCTTAACGCTATTGCAAAAATAGTTTCGGCGGTGAACAAAGTTTTTGGAATGCTAACGGGTCCCAACAACCCAATAGGTTCTGCTATAGGAATATTCGCAATGGGCGGAATGGCGCTTAAAGGTACCAGAGCTGCACAAAGGAAAAGGAGATATTCGGGAAGTGGTGGTGGTGGTATTCCTGGATACAACGAAGTCAGCGAAATGGACTGGGCTGCTAGAGGACTGCCAATGCCCAGCAATGCAAGCGGAGCAGCAACCGCAGCAGGTGGTGGAACATCCCTAAGCGGTGCAATGGCCGTAGCCGCAAGTGCTGCATCAGAAGCTCTAACAACAGGTCTTGCCCCTGGAATAGGTTCTGTTACTGGTGCTTCCAATGCAGCTGCAACAGCATTAAACAAACTCGCAACCACGGCAAGCGGAGCATCAATGAAGGGCGGCATGAAGGGTGGGTCGGTCGATGACTATGGATACATCGAAAAGATGCCTACGCGTTTGCCTGGACAATCACAAGCCGACTACATGCGAGATAGAACAAGATACATAATGAATAATAGGGGCGACGACTTACGTGACCTTGAATCTCGCGGTCCCCTATACGAACCATTGATTGCACCAGATGGACGAGTTGGTAGTGGAGGAGGGAGAACTCCACAAATAAACCGCGGTCAAAGATATGACTCATTTGGATTACCAATTGCTGGGGGCGCAGCGACAACCAGAGAGCAATACAAATCTCAACGGTTTGATATAAGCAAAAAATCAGATGCTTTTGCACGCTTACTGGGTTATAGCGACACTACCGCTGGACGCGCAGCTGACAGCCTGTGGAATTCGCCCGAATTTTTGAACTCTGCAGCTCAAGACAGTATGACCAGAAGTCAAAAATTGATGTCATTTTTACGTCCTAAGGGCAAGAGGGCATCTGACCTATATGCGGAAACTAAAGGTGGTCTGAAATCATTTTTGCCAAACACGGGCGCAACGATGAAAGGTCAGGCTCTACAAGTAAAAGACACCTTAAAGAATTCCCCACAAGCGCTTAAGTCATTTTGGAGAGGTTCTGGTGGCGGGATAACTGGAGCAATGTCAGGTGGCGGCACAACTGGTGCATCTGCGGCCGCTGGTGGAGGTCGAGTGATTAATGCTGGTCCAGGAAGTATCAGGGACATTGGACTGAAGGGGAAGCTTGGATACTTGGGAGGTAGAACCTTATTTGGTCAAGGGTATAAAGGCGGAACCTTCGGTACAGAACTGAAGAATTTGGTCACCGGCAAGAACATGAGAGACCGTTATCAAATGTCTCTAGCTAATCAGCAAGCTGTTTTTGCGAAGAATAATCCAGAAGCCGCTGCAGCAGGCGTAAAGATGCAGGGCAGCAGACTGAAGGCAATGAAGGCTGCAACAAAAGCAAATCTCAGCGGCCTTGGTGGTATGGGTGCAATGGCTGCTGGTTACGCGGCTAGCAGATTTGGCAATGAAGAAAATATGGGCGCTCTGCAAGCTGGTGCTGGAATGATGGCGGTAAATCCGCTTCTTGGTATTGCCACTGCTGGACTAGGAAGCGCAATGTCAGCAAAAACAAAAATGGGTGGTGTTGCTTCCGGTGCTGCCGGTGGCGCGGCACTTGGAATGATGGTTGGTGGACCACTCGGTGCCGCTGCAGGAGCTCTACTAGGTGCGACGTTTGGTTTTTTTAAAGCAAAAGCAAACCAAAGCAAAATGGTTAAAGATGCGGTCAAGAAAATTGGCATGAATCAACTTGCTGGAATAGCTGCGAAAGCTGTTGAAGGAGCGTTGATAGGTACCACAAATCTTGCACGAAAGAAGATGGCGGATACTAGTAAATTAGCCGATGCTTTCAGAGGTGCAAAAACAGAAGAGGAAAGAAAGAAAGTTCTCGCTCAATACTCCACTGGTCCTGGTGCAATTCTTTCCGGCAATACATTAAGCCTTGCAACTGGTAGCAATTACACCTCTACACAAGAACAATTGGATAAAAACGTCGAAGAACAAAAAAAATTAACTCCAATGTTCAACCGTTTCGACGGCGTAATGAAAGCGCTCGGTGGAACCACCAAAATGACGTCTGCCGAAATATTTGATTTGGCAATGCGCAAAAACGTAGACCTGTATGACAGCACCCAGAGCCTTGCTGACATCACCAAGAAGCTCGGTATTGGAATGGCAAAAACAGCCCAGCAGATGAAAGATGCGTTTAAGGACATACGCATTGGTGCTCAGGGTGTGTATAACGAGTACAAAAAAGGAAAAGAGATAAAGGACTCACTGCAGGGTGCGGGAAACACTCTAAGAGGTGGGAATAACTCCGCAGACGCAATGGCTGATTATCTCAATAAATTTGGCGACTATCTAGATTACAAAAAACCCAACTCTCCGCTCTCAAACATTGTCCAAACAATAAAGTCATTTGGTAGTGGCGAGGCTTTTGGTACCGGTGCATACTTCCAAAAAGGAGGGGTTCTGAGTGGTGTAACACAGACCGCAGAAGCACAGGCACTGGGCGCTGATTACACGTCTCAATTAAAAATAGGCGCTGCCGAAACAGTTGCAAATCAACTTGGTTCACAGTTACTGGGAGCAAACATTCAGGGTGTTGACCCAACCTTGTTGCGCAATCAAATCAAAGGTCGAACACTGAACCTTATGAGCACCGTAGAAGCTGGAAGCGCAGCCGGAGCAACAGAAGAACAAAAAACAGCTGCAGCTGCTGCAGCAGCCCAAATAAAACAAATTGAAGAATTTGTGTTGGACCCAACCAAACTTCAGGGCAAGACCGCTGGTCAGGCCACGGATATGCTCAACAAGCTTTTGTATGGTGGTTCGAAAAATTCGCCGTTTGGCAAAGGTCAGCTTTCGCTTGAGAACGTAGCCAAGGATTTAATCGAAGTAAAACTTGATAGGGACCAGTTGGAGAAAGATTTCTCGGCTGCCGTCAGTGCGGCTTTTGCACAAACATTAGATTCGCCAGACTGGTGGAATCAGGCTCCAAACTGGTGGAACTGGAAATTCGACCCTGCCACTGGACAGTTCTCGCCACCAGACACACGGTCCCCACGACGTGGCCGTATAGGCGACACAGGAGCCCCTAGAGCGCTTGGAGCCACAATGTCGGCACATAATGCTATGAACTCAAAACTGACCGGAAAACGCACCGTAACAAGCTCATTCAGAACAAACAACCTAGGTTCTCCAAGTAGCGACCATGCAGCCGGAAGGGCGTATGACCTTACAGGACAGAACCTGGGCCAGTACGCGTCGCTAGCTAAGGCGTCAGGAGGTTTTGCTGAGTTCCACGGTGCCGCTAGTTCCAGGCATCTTCATGTTGTTCCTTCACTTGCACCATCTGGAGATACATCTAGTCCGATGAGTTCCAACATGTCACCTACTGGAACCACGTACAACGGCGGAAACATATCAATTACCATTGTTGAGTCTAAAGATGCCAGAGCAACAGCAAGGGAAGTCGCTAACGAAATTATTGCTATGCAAAAGAACGAAAGAAGGAGAATGTAATCATGGCACTTTCAGTGACAGGGAGACCAGTGGCACAATCGACTTATACCGGAATCAGCTTTAATGCTCTCAAAAGAACAGCTAGGAACGGTTCAGCGTTTCGTGCAATGAATCAAATAAACTCGTTTGTCCGTGGGAAAAAACCGCTTGAATACCTGTTTCTTTATGCTCCGGCATCGTTTACCCATGAGGGCTATGGCGTTAACCTAAACGAAATACAGAGACCATATTTAGCACCAATCGTTGATGTGACTGGTGGTAAAGCACGAAAGGCGAGTTTTCAGTTCATCATTACTGACGCGGATGACTCTTTCTTTACTGCCGTAGATGATGAAATATCCTATGTTCAAGCATTTGCCGACAACGGAATACCGGTCAGTTTTAATTCAGTTCATAAACAATTAGATTCTTCTTTTTGGTACATAGACAACATGACATTTACTCATGCGCGCTCCAACCTAGCTGGCAGAACAGTGAGCGCTCAGTGCGATGTTTCCCTAACAGAGTACCTACCTTCATCAAAAAACTTCATCCAACTCCCAAGGTTTAAGTATGGGAATATTACTCAGATAACTAAGAAAAAGATTACGACTCCAGGAGTGGACCCGGACGACATTGCGGCAGCGCTTAAAGGATAAACACTTACGATGTTTCCTGATTATCCAACTGCTGACGAAGCAAAAATAAGTGCGTCATATATTCTTGCTTATGGAAATATAAATCTTCGCACCCGTCCATTGTCTCTTCTTGTCAGCGGAAAAGTTGACGCATCTTTTTGCTTCCTTCACCCGACAGTTTTTGATGATGGTACTCCGATATTTGCTTTAATACCGCAAGTATCGGATGACGGAAGAAAATTGACTCAAAAACAAGCCATAGATTTGTATCAAATTTCTAATAGGCATTTCGGCAAATTTGCATTTAAGGTAGCCGGAAAACCACCGGTACACCCAGCGCGTCTATATCAGAACGTTCTCATTGCCAGAGAACTCGCTATTTTGAAATCTCAAAAAGCGGCAGGAATAGTAGCCGGAGACGCATACTTTCCAGTATCTCTCAATCCAGACGAGAACAAACGAAATCTCAGCGGAATACTGCAAGTAACAGATTTATTTGGAGCAGCCCAAAAGTATTTCGAGGAAAACTTATTCGAGGTAACAGTTGACTACAAGATGGACATGGGCTCAGAAGTCACGTTCAAGGTCATGGATAATGGCTACAACATGATGGATAAAAACTATTTTGTGGTACGAAGGGACATCACCTACAGAGGACGCAATTACGAAATAGCCGCTGTTAATTCCGGACCCGGGGAGGGTGGTTCACCAATAATCAGTGTTTCTGCCAGAAATAAAGGGATACAGCAAATGCGCAGAGATAAACTTCCGAGAACGATAAGCGGTGGAACGGCCTACGAATACGCAGCCGCAGCTGCCAAAAAATTTGGTATGGGGTTTATTGGTCAGAAAACAAACACGGTCCACTCCACATTTAAGTCGGGTGGTTCAAATAACAATAAATCAACATGGGATGTTTTGAAAGACCAAGCGCAGGGCAATCAATATGTGGTTTTCGAAATTGACAACATTCTAATATTTGGTTCTCATCAGTGGCTAATGTGGAAATTTGGGAACTGGATGAAGGGGGGGAAGAGGTTTGTTCCATTATTATATGTACCAGGATTTACTGGAGAGGATTTAAGTAAAGTACTCATTGATTCGGACGATACCTCGAACATTTTTCAACTCGAAAAATGGCACACTTTCAATACTGACGACCAAGACCCTATGGCTGCCACGGGAAGCTGCAGTGTATTAATGCCAAACGGTGGTGCCTTGAGGCCAGGAATGACGGCCGTATGCGGACCATACCCTGACTATTTCTATGGTGGCTACATAATCACAGACGTGAACTATACTGAAGGTTCTCCAGGCCCAGCAAGTGTCTCATTTAGAACGCCAGAAGAACCCCGAAATCAAAAAGGGCTCCCAATCAAGCCAAGAACAGGTAGCAAGCCAGCAATCCCAATCCCGGTTGGAAGCGTATCCGTAGTTGCGGTGTAGGACAATCATGACTTTTTATGACCACATAGACGATTTTAGCAACCCGGTTAAGGGTAACGCTGGCGCAAAACGTCCTGTAGGGCTGTATCTGGGTAAGGTCGTTCGTGTTTCTGGGGGGATATTTATATCCATACCAACGCTTGCTCCTGGTAGTACTTTTGGCCCCTGTAAAACATTTGGAAGTTACCCAGTGATTGGTCAATCTATTTTATGTGGATTCCTTGACGGTAAATTTGAAGAACCTGTCGTAATAGGTAAATCTACTCAGTCAAAAGTCTTGAAAGATGTAGATACTCCAGTCGACAGCACCGATGGAAGTAATAAACTATATGTGGACACTCAGATAGCAAACCTGCTTTCTTATGTAAATACGCAGCTAGCGACAAAGGCGAACAACGGTCATGGACACTCTTAAACTCCCAATAGTATTTGATAAGGGTAGGGTTGGTTTGTTGCAGGAAAATACCCGTGATTACTATAACCAGGCCGTAGCTATTGCGTGCCGAATCGAAAAGGGCGAGTTGGCTCTTGAGCCAACATATGGTGTAAAAGATTCTACTTTTGAAACATTTAGGAAATCCGAGCTAAATTACACGCTTTCAACATTCTGGCCAGAAATTCGAATAGTAAAACTTGAACAAGACAGGCCTGATAAAAACGGCTCATCTCGTTTGCTTATCGATTTTGCTTTTGAGGGAGAGTAATCATGGCATCTCCGGATTTTTCGAACTACATCGACCTAACAGTAAACGACAAGCAACCAGATGAGATATACAACGAGGCTGTTGATTATGCAAAAATAGCATTGCCCGAGTTTTCTCCTCGCTCCGGAACGGTTGAGGATGCAGTTTTGCAATCAACAGCGTACATGGCTGGCGTTACATCTGGAGCGATAAACCGACTTCCGAATGGCCTCATGGAAGGAATAATGAGGTTAATCGGTGTTGTTAGAAAAGAAGCAACATTCGGTTCTGTGGATGTTGAATTTACCCTTAGCGGTGATGGACTAACGGTTCCAGCTGAAACAATTGTTTACTTCCAAACGACGGATGGAGACATAACGGTTCAATATCCATTTATTCTATCGGCCGATACAACTGCTGTTAGTAGTGAGTCGACAGTAACCGCCACCCTAACATCCCAAATCGGTGGAATCCTGCCAACAATGGACATCGGAACAATTCTTAGTTTGTCGCAAGCAAATACTGTTGTTCTGTCGGCAGCGACCGCGTCGAACGTAACGCAGGGAGCAAGAGCAGAAACCGAAGCCGAATATTTTGAAAGGGCAACTACTTACTTGGAATCGCTTTCCTCCTGTCTCGCCACGGCCAAACAGGTTGAGAACTATATTCTTGCAAACTATTCCGAAGTATATAGATGCAAGGTTTACGATTTAACACAAGCGATTACCTACGAAGCACCCGCGAGTGCCGTAAATGCTGAAAAATCCGGATACTCAACAACCGTTCTTGCGGATTCCGATTTCGTCATAGCTCTCTATCAGCTCGACTCTCAGATAGTTAGAGCCGTGACTCCTTCATTGTCTCTCTCTAGTTATGAATCAACAATTCCTTCTGGACATTACATTGGAGCATCGGTTGGGGCTTCGGCTGGAAGCTCTTCGGTTGCTTACTCAGATTCAGCATCCGTGCTCGGGCAATATGGTCCTATAAGCCTTATTGCACTTGAATCGCTGCTTCTCGCAGACGTAGGCGACAACCCAGGGCATTTTGTTATCTTCATGTGCGACCAGGACGGAATGCCGGTTCTATCCAGTATTAAAAATGAGATTTACACTGATGTGGCTGAAAAAATCACAGCCGGTTTAACCTTTAAGATATTAGACGCATTTCCAGTGGACATCGATTTCACTGTAACTATTTCTGTTGATGCAGAGTTCGGAGCGAGCACTGTTGCCACATCGCTAGCCGCAGACCTCGAAACGTACATGTCCGTTGCGGAATGGCCAAACTGGAACTCTTTTGTCCGTATATTCGACGTCGTTGTAAGGTCAAGCAAGATTGCCGGAGTATCTTACGTTTACAGCGTTACACCATCGATACCAACTTCGGCAGAAGGTGCAATGGAGGGAAATGAAGACCTTCTCTCTGAGGTAACTGACGATGGAAACCTTCTTGGTTATCAATTTCTTTATGCTGGAGTGATGCCTAGGGCGACAGTGGAAGTGCTCGTTATTTAATATGGGCGCCATAACCAACAGGCTTTCTGGTGCGCAGTTCACGCTTTCGGAGTTCGGCACTGCCAATTCATGGACCAGCGATGACATGGGCATTTCTGTTGATACAACTTCAGAGCTTTGGACTTCTTCGGCCAACAAGCAACTTGCATTAACAATTCTTAACGACGACCATACTGGGACAATACGATTAGATTCTGCAGAAATAGGTTTAAGTGATTTAACTAAACCCATCATTTTTACATGTGGTATAAAAATGCCATCTGGAGGAACGGTTGAAGTTAGTCTTGGGCACTCTAGCCAAGAAGAAGAAAACTCTGTCAATACCCTCAAGGCAGTGCAGGGCTCGACATCCGTAGTTAACGCAGTTGGAGTTGTAAACCCACAATGGTTCATATTTAGAAGCGACCCGATTATCCCGATTTCTCCTGTTGGCACAACGGGAATGACAATCCACATAACTTTTACAGCAAACGACGCAACCGCACCTATCTACTTTACTTTGCCGGTTCTATGTCAAAATTACGAATTTGCTTCAAAAAACACAATACTTAGCAGCGTGGCGCAGAATATACCAAGAGTGTTTTTGGATATTGACTTTGAACAGACCAGTGGGATAGACCTCCCATTTATGAGATTGCTTGATATTTTTACAAATGGACTGGATGAATCATATCAACAAATGGGAAAATACGCATATCTGGATATCGAACAAGGCTACAACGACTCGGACAACACAACAAAAAGTACGCTAGTCAATCCTGACGTGGCCGACTTTGAAACGCTTACATGGTTGTGTAAATTTACGGGAACAAAACCCGTAACACGATACGAATCATCACTAGATACGGTGACAGTACCATTTATTTTGGGAGATGAAATTTCCTCTGGTTCACTTCTTGACAGCGATGATGGTTTGCTGCTTACCAGTTACACAGAATTGAGTCCTCCGGTTTTCACGCTTGCGAAACAAGTTGAACTACTTAGTTGGCAGGTTGACAATGGGTATTATGGGATTAATGCTGGTACTCTTCCTGCCGTTGTGGATGCAGCTAAACAACAGCTAACAGGGGAGAAATCAGTTGTTGTGGAGTATGACTATGAAACAACACCATGGGTAATCAATCTTTCCAGTGAGTGGTATGAGACATACGGCTCAACGGGCGAGGAAGATGTTGGGAGTTCATCAAAACTCGTTTTGGGTGCTGTTGAATATGCCCGTCCGCTCGGGGTGAAAATAACACACACAATGACGCATACCGTGACCATACAATGATTTTGCTTATTGGTACATCTATTGACGTAAATAATTGACATAAATTTAATAGGTTATAATTTAGAGACTATCGACGATAAAGGCCCTAGTAACCATGACAATCCAGACATTTACAGCAGGACAAAGACTGACAGCGCTTCAGCTGAACACGCTCCAGGCAAGTGATTTTAATTTTACACGTAACGTTCGAAATGATTTGACGTACACTTTCGCCCTTTCAGATAAAGGTAAATTGGTAGAAAGCACTAATGCTGGTGCGGCTGTTTTCACGATAGCCAATGACAGTTCTGTCGAATTTACCGTCGGCGACAGAATCGATGTTCTTCTTGCTTCTGTTGGCTCGGTAACCATTTCTCCTGCCTCTGGGGTGACCCTGTATGCCGAGGGCGACATCACAACAGTTGCCTCAGCATGGACAAGGCTCACCCTTATCAAGAGAGCGGAAAATTCCTGGGTTATGACCGGTACTGGAATGTCTGTCCAGACCGTGGAACTAGACGACCTTGCAGTCACGACTGCAAAAATCGCCAACCTCAACGTTACAACTGGAAAAATAGCAGATGATGCGGTTAACGGCGACAAAATTGCGGACTCTTCTGTAACCTCGGCACACATTGTTGATGGGACCATCGTCAACGGGGACGTCAGTGCTTCTGCAGCGATTGCTTATAGCAAATTGAATCTTGGGACGTCAATCGTTAATGCTGATGTGAGTGCATCTGCTGCGATTGATTATGCCAAGTTAAATCTTGGCACATCAATTGTTAATGCTGACGTCAGTGCATCTGCTGCGATTGTTGACACAAAACTTGCAACCATCTCAACCGCCCTAAAGGTATCGAACTCAGCAACGACAGCAACGAATGCTAATACGGCTTCTGCAATTGTTGCCCGCGATGCTTCTGGCGACTTTTCCGCTGGAACCATTACTGCAAATTTGACAGGCATAGCAACCTATACGGCGGAGTGGGTTCTTGGAGCAAATGGTTCTAGTCACTACACTTTTGCAGGACCAGGTTTCACTGGTTCTGAAGACGACCCCATCCTCCACCTGGTTAGAGGGCAAAAATATAAATTCACAAATACGATGGGAGCTCATCCGTTCAGAATCCAAAGCACTGTAAATGGTTCTACGGGAACTGCGTACAATGACGGAATAACAAACAACGATGTTTCGAACGGAACATTAATTTGGGATGTTCAGTTTGACGCTCCTACTGTCCTTTACTACCAATGCACTGCTCACGGAACAATGGGTGGCGCAATTTATATTGTTAACGACACTGCTTCAATGATTGGTACTCGCACTGTGTTCGTTCAACAAGCTACGCCAACCGCTCTTGCGACTGGGGATATCTGGTTCCAGGTAACAGGACTCTAATATGGCAATTCAATGGGGTGCATACGTTGGCCCTGCGTCAGGCTCAGGATTTAGTACTTCCAACAGGATGCGCGTTGGCGTTGAGCTTACCGCTTCAACTCCAGCGTCAGGTCTGGATACAACCAGCACCATAACTGCTCAGATGTACACCCAGAACGAATTGTCTGGTACATCAAACTGGAATGATGCTCAAACACTGTCATCCGTTGCAAGCGTTGCTGGAGCCACATGGGGAGCGGGTGGTGCGGCTTTTACAAACCAGGAGTCAAACGGAATAACTGCTAGAGGTGTTCTTAAAACCTACACCTATACATACTCAACCTACGGTTCCAGCCCTGGAAATATCTCTTTCCAAGCAACTCTCGGTGGAGCGTTTAACGGCATCACTCCGACCGTGACTGCAACTCTTGCAATTCCCGCAAGACCTGTTACAACGACTACCACAACTACTACAACTACTACCACAACGACCACACCAGCACCGCCGTTTTTCCCGCCAGAATTTACACCGGCAACGACTACAACAACGACTACCACTACGACGACTACGCTCCCTCCGGCTACTGCTCCAGGCGCACCAACAACAGTTCTCGGAACTGCTGGTAATGCTCAGGTTGCATTGTCTTGGACAGCTCCAGCTTCGAATGGTGGGGCATCGATTACCGATTATGTAGTGCAGTATTCTTCTGACTCGGGCTCAACATGGGCAACATTTGCTGACGGTACATCAACTGCAGCGTCCGCCACAGTAACGGGTCTGACGAACGGAACAAGCTACATATTCCGTGTCGCAGCAGTGAACAGTGTTGGGACTGGAAGTTACTCAACATCATCGTCGGCAGTGACGCCGGTAACTACGCCGGGGGCACCAGTAACGATTACCGCAACTCCTGGTAGTGGAGAAGTTGGATTGACATGGCTTGCCCCTGCATCAACAGGTGGGTCAAGCATCACTGATTATTCCGTTCAATATTCTTCTGACTCGGGTGGAACGTGGAGCTTGTTTTTTGAGGGCGTGTCAACCGCAACATCAGCAACTGTTACAGGCCTGACGAACGGAACGAGTTACACATTCCGTGTTGCTGCGACAAACAGTGTTGGGACTGGACCTTACTCATTGTCATCGTCGGCAGTGACGCCTTCTGCTGCAACAACTACGACTACAACCACCACTACAACTGCTGCCCCTACGACGACTACAGCTACAACCGCTGCTCCTGGTGTGAGTATCTCCAAGGTTTGGAATGGTTCATCCTGGGTTGCTACAACCCCCCAGGTATGGAACGGAACGGCATGGGTGTCAGCAATATCCCGCGCATGGGATGGTATTCAATGGGTGGCTCCAGGGGCTACGACTACGACGGCTGCTCCAACGACAACTACCACTACCACGACGACGCTTGCTCCAACGACTACAACAACGACTACCACTGCCGCCCCTACGACTACAACAACGACTACCACTGCCGCTCCTACGACTACGGCTGCGCCTACAACAACTGGAGCCCCTCCATGCTTCGGTTGTACTACTGCCTCGTGGGACGGTGTCACGTATTCATGCGATGGCACAATGAGTTACGAGTATTGGACGGCTGGATGTCCTGGATGTACAGGTGAAGGCGGATATAACGGAGCCTACAGAGACGGGAAGTGCGGTTACACGGCACCCGTGACCACCGAGGCCACGGCTGCACCAGTTGTTTGCACTCCTTTCGACGGATATTCCTGGACTGGGGGCTATTACTATGGAGCACTCAACGAAGGTGGAGCGAGCTGTGCAACTTGGTGTAGCTGCAACCCAGTCACCAATGGCTATAGTCAATCTGTATGGAAAATATACGCCAAAGCCGGTTGTGGAAACGCCAACCTATTCATAGGCTGTAGTTAAGCGCAAATTCTATTCCTAGAATAAACAGGAGAATACATGTCAGACGCACCAAGATTCATCAACCCACGAGAAACACCAGACGGATTCGAATGGTTTGCCTTTGTTGTAGATGGCGAAGTGGCTTGGTCGGAGCCTGTACCAATCCAAGAAGAAGCAAAAATTGCTGCACTTTTGTCTGGTGTGCAAGCGGTACGTCTTGCCGGAGATGAAAGATTCACGGTTATTTCTGGATACGGATACACGGATGGTGTATTCACTCCTCCGACTGTCTAAATTTTCCTTATATTGATGTAGGATGCCTTTATGACAAGTCCATGGCAAGAGTATAAAAAAAAGCTCGGCGACACACGTCCGTGGGATTTGGTAAACCCACATATTGAACACGTTTCCGAGGACGTTTCATCAGCGCGATACGCAATATGTGAAGCGTGTCCAAGTTTGCTAAAACTTACCCACCAGTGCAAAGAATGTGGTTGCTTCATGAAACTAAAAGTAAAACTACCTGCAGCAGCTTGCCCGCTCGGCAAATGGTAGTAAAAGAGAATTTAAATAAGTACAAGATAACCGATGCCCAAATAGACCCATTCGGTTACTGTAACGCGAAGTGCTGGTTCTGCCCTGTCAGGTATCAAAAGAATCCCCCACATGCAGCAAAGCATATGCCGGTTGATTTATTGGACAAGATATTTTCTGAGTTGATAAAAGAAAAAGAAAAACCAAACGGTGTAGTTGAAGCAAACTTTAATCATTTTTATACCGCTCACTACAATGAGATTTTGCTATACAAGCACTTGGACGAGATGCTGTATTTGGCCAAATGTTATGGGTTAAAAACCATGATACTTTCAAACGGTGTCAATCTCACCGAAGAAAAGGTGGAGATACTCCAACGACACAAAGACGTTATAAGCGGAATCAATTTAAACATTCCCGCATTTGAGGATGGTTTATGGCAGGAACGTTCAGGAGTCACAAGATACGATTTTGACCATGTAAGACAAAACGTATTACGAACAATGGAAGCGTTTCCAGAATACACAGCAAATGGAGCGTTTTCAATAGGTGTAAATATACCCACCGCGCCGCACATGGAAGAAAATGGCGGACGGATGGAGATGCTCGAGAATGCACCAAAGATAGATTTGGACCCCTTGACAGGAGAATCTCCGACACAAGTCGCATTGGCTAAATCGCTATTTCCCGGTCTCACTGTTTATCCAGTGGAATCATTAATTGATAGGGCTGCGATACTGGCAGAACATAAAGTGATTGATAATGCCAAAGCAATTTTGAGGTACAACAAAGGCGATAAAACTAGAGTAGTTGGTTGTTCTAATGGAACAATTGGGCGAATATATGGCTGGCTGCATGTCAACGCCCTTGGGGAAGCGTTTCTCTGCTGTAACGATTATGACTTTGACTATACTTTTGGCAACATGAACGACAGCACACTCGACGAGATATGGCGTAGCGACGAACATGCCGCAATGATAGAGAGAGCCTTGGGTTCAATATGTGTGTCTTGCGCAAGCGCTATATGGAAATGATATGGCATCGATATTCATACAAATACCTTCTTATAGGGATTTTGAATTAAACAAAACTGTTGCCAGCGCAGTGACCAATGCGAGCGGAGCAAACAAGCTTTCGTTTGGTATTCATAACTGCATTTTGTTTGATGGCGAAATAGAAGTTAAAACAGATTACCCAGAATGGGTCACTATTAACTCGGCGACAAGTATTGCACCGCAAAACATAGGCCTACAGCAGGCAAGGTATTTAGCAAACGAGTTTTACGACGGAGAAGACTACTACCTTCAAATTGACTCGCACATGCGATTTTTCGAAAATTGGGACGCATCACTCATCAACGATATACGCTACTATCAAAACCTGGGCTTGCCTAAGCCACTTATTACTCAGTATCCGCCAGCTTATACATACAACGACGACGGAAAAGAAAACATTCAATTCAATCAGCCGTTTTATCAATGTGGAATCTGGTTTGGCGAGAAGGTAGAAAATTTTAAGGAAACCCTAATTCCCACACAGCAAGCTCGGGTTCTTTTTGATACTTGTGGATTTATTAAATCTGTTTCTGGCGGTTTTATATTCACACTCGGAAGTTTTGCAAAAGTTAAACCAAATCCAAAAATTGCCTTTTGGGGAGAGGAACCACTGATTGCCGCAAGGGCTTTTACTCATGGATTCGACCTGGTGATGCCCTTCTCTCACAATGTGTCTCATTTATATCACTCTCAACAGACATTTGCCAAAACACGTCGCCACCACATATGGGGTGATTTTTCAGAAATCTGGGGGATGATGGATGCTGAATCCAGAACAGAATACAAGAGAATATTCACCGAACGAATAATTGGCGAAGGGGCATTAGGGACAGAACGCACCCTAGATGAATACGAGGAGTTTTCTGGTTTAAATTTCAGAGACGGAACCATAACCTCATTATGAAGAATCTCAAAAAGATAAGTGACGATATATATATTGTAAACCTTGTTAGCGGTCGACTTGCTGCGAGGATTATGGATTCCATAAAATTACTCGAAAAGAAAGAGCCATGTGGAGGAAGTGAACGAAACCAGTTTACGACACATTCCATAAGTGATTCCGCCTGTGTTGGTGGAATAAGACTTACAACAATTCTGCAATCGATATTCAAGAGACTAACAAATCAATACTTTCTGAGTACTGGCGTAAGACTAGAAGTTCCATCGTTCCCGAATCAAAGCTGCAATATCAAGAGTCAAGTCAAAGGCCAATCACACGGGGTGCATACCGATGGAGGGGACAAGGATTACGGAATTGGCAGGATTCTCCACTCGTCGGTTATATGCCTAAATGATGACTACGAGGGCGGGAGCACGCAGTTTTACCTAACTGGGACAATGGAAGAACCAAACATTGATATTGACATAAAACTCAAGGCAGGTCAAGCATTAATATTTGACGCGAATCTGAACTATCATGGGGTTACCGAAGTCCTATCTGGGACTAGGTTTAGCTTGATTCAATTTTGGAGAGAGTAGTCATGAATACAGATAGCGATAACAGATTCTACGGAACGACACCAGATGTCCGCAATGACGAAACTGTGTCCGAAATCTTTAACATGCAATTTGAAGATTTGGGTGGTGGGGTAATTCGTTTCCCGGCAGCAATAGATGTTGACAAAGACATGCTTTTACCGTATATAGATAAAAACTCAAAATCCGCGCACGAACAAAGATGGACGTGGGCCAAGGATGAAGAAGGCAATGACTACGCAATAAACGAAGATGGCAACAAGTTTTCTCCAGAACAGGTAAAGATGGTTCCAGTAAGACTGCTTGAAGTAGTTAACTCTGGGACAGAGCCAGAGATGATAGAAGTGTTTAGATACTGGGAAGACACTATTTACAAGTGTCTCCTGCGGTACATAGATATATTCCCAATGGTCCTTGGAACAATCTGGTGGAGAACCAAGGGTCACGTAATGCGCTATGACGAGGGGGCATTCCTTGGCATACACAACGACAACGACTCAAATTACAGGGCCACAGGTGGCGAGCGATTTGTGCCGCGTGGACAAATACAGATGCGTCAAGTTGTGGCGGTGATGTTCTACATTAACGATTGTGTTGAAGATGAATCAGAACTAGATGGCACAAACTTCACTGGTGGGGAATTAGTTTTCCCATATCTCGGAATAAAGAACACTCCAAAAACCGGGGATGTTGTTATCTTCCCTGCAAACTACATTGCAACACATGGAGTTGAGCCAGTGAAAAAGGGCGTCCGATATGGATACCTTGAATTCTTCAGTCAAGGAAGCAGTCACGATGAAGTTGGAATTAACGTTTCAGAACCAGATAAATGTGATGGCTGGTGTAGGCCACACTTCATAGATGCGCTTTATGACGACTACAAGCACTACTGCAAGCAAACCGAATTCATGGGGAATGGTGATTCAGCAAAAGACGCAAACGGAATGTTTAAAGCAAATCCGGTTTATCAAAACAGAACGCTTGAAGGTGAAAACGGTCTAAAGAAGGCTTATTCACATTCCCAGGTTGTATACGACAATGAGCAGCGCGGCAGGGAACACAGCAGCTTGTACTAAGTGTTTTCTACGATACCAACGTGAACATAACCCTGCCCGGAATGCTGAACATCTGCTGCAAGACTATTTAGCTTGTTTTCTTCCTGAACCTCCATCTTTGCATCCCCTTGGCAGAACCACTGCAGATAAGAATTCCTTACCCCGGATGTGATTGGCTCAACTTCATGACAGCCCATAAATGACGACGGATATATCAAAACCGAGCCAACTTTTGGACGTACGGTTATACCCCACGGCCTGAATCTTATATTTCCTCCCTCGTATTCCTCATTGAGGGCCATTGAACCAGTAAGGGTGTTGTGGAGCGGGAAGGTGTTCAGAACATTCCCTTCCTTGTCGTAAGGTAGGGCACAGTCGCTATGCGGTCCAATAGTTTGACCAATTGAGTACGAAGCAATCTGCCCACCTGTTCTCCAGCCAATACACTCAATTGCTACTGGGAACGAGCGACAATATTCAATTAGGCATCTATAAATGCCGTCATTAATCAAGGTTGTTATTTCTTTTGTGAATTCGGAGCCGTATGAAAGTCCATTAAACCTGGTTGGCATTTTTAATACGTGCTCTTGCGTAACCGCGTAACCGCCATCATTGGTTAATGACTCAACATTCACGCCATGCGTTGCATCTAGATTTTCAGCAAAAATTCTTTCAAGATATGCCTCGAAATTGGATGCGTCTACCACATCTTCAAACAGCATTACCCCGTTCCCAAGATGCTTCACAATCATGAGTGCATACTTTCAACCAGGCTGTGACCAACCGAAGTTTTTCCTGGGTCGACCTTATTTAGGTAATCAGTAAAGTCGGAGCGAAGTGTTGGCATGTACACATTGGTTGCGGTTTTTGCCAACTCAGGCGACTCCACTGGGTCAACTATGTGCTCGTTAACAGCCTCGTTTGGTGTTCCGTGGGAATACCATCCAAGATACGTGTACCTACTACCGCCGGTAGTCTCCTTGACTTCATGAGCAGCCATGTAGTTCGACGGGAACATCAATATGTCGCCGGCGGAAGGTTTGTAGTCAATGTCAAGATAATTAAAGTAATGATGCCCGCCTTCAAAATTATCGTTCAAGTACACAATGCATGAGATTGTGTTTCTCGTGGCCAGCTGGTCGTGTGGGTGAGGGAATCCATAGGCATAGTCGGCACTCGTGTCGGAGTGCGGCCCAAGAAACTTACCACCATTCTCCACAGAATAAGAAACCAGGTGACCTTTTACTTTCCACCAAACGTTCTTGTATGCCAAGGGGAAAAGATAGAAGTATTTGAGTAGATATGCGTCTTTTGATTTCTCCACAAACTCCAGAAAATCACTTATGTCCTCATCTGGATTCTGGTGTATTCGTGAACCGCGGCGAGGCATTTGATTCACTCCGTCGGCATCAAAATAGTACCCACTTCTATTTATGAATGCAGGTTCACCTGTCTCTGGGTCTATTGCCTCTTCGTACATTTGAGCGCGTTCTTCCGCGACTTGTTTTTCTGCAAATGCGCTTGCCCAATCGTTGTCGAAAGAGATGGCTCCACTAAAAACAACCACTCCACCGCCGAGGTGTTTGGGCTCCACATCGTTGAACTTCTGCTCTTGATTCATACAGTGTATGATAGCCCAATGAGCGAAAAAAACGAGGCATTCAATAGGTGGACTGAAATAATGGTTCAGGAGTTCGCCAAGCTACCTAATATGGTCGAAAAAGATGGCTACAACAATTGGGCAGACAACATACTCCCAGGCCAAATCGAGGACAAGTATTACACGGTCGGCCGCACTGGAGCAGAAGCAATGATGGCTTTCTGGGGAGACATTGCCGATGGCAAGATGGCCGACTTGTTAAATGAGTTCAACGTACCAAATCCACTTGGGCTAATACACTCATCAAGCACGCTTGCTAAACACCTTTTTGTGACCGAAAAGATGTTCTCAAAAAAAACTTAGTGGTCGTCGGCCCTGCTTAGATAGTCAACTTTTTCTTGCGGAGCATTCGAAATAGAACCATACTTTTCAATTAAATGGTTTTCATAATCCTTGATTATCGAAGGCAGCCACCATTGACCGTTGTTCTGGAACATCGTTTCTTCTGGATGCGCTGGTGAGCATCCGCGCTCATCATCTTGCGAACCCTGAGCAAACCATGTCAGGTAGGAATACCTTACCCCTCGTGTTACTTCGTTTATCTGATGAGCACCTATATAGTTTGCCGGCATCAGAACAATCGCGCCGGTTGACGGAGCAATATCTATATCGAAATACGGGATTGTCATGGTTCCACCAGAGAACGAATACTCAACTGATTCGTCATCGGTGCAGTCGTTGAAATATACAAGCGCTGAAAGAACGTTGCGTGTTGCATGTTGTTCTTTGGGCTCTCTACCGTAGCGATAGTTCACATCGTTGTCGGCGTGAAATCCAAGACCGCCGCTTTTTGCATACCTCAAAACATGACCAGGGCTCTTCCACCAGAGACACTGCAGGACAGCGGGAAACATTTCTATATAATGCAAAAGTGCGCCGTATATTGCTTTTTCACATTCTTGGAAAAATGGGATATCCAAGCTTCCTATCCTTATTGGAGCTTTATCCATGTCCTCTAGGTCGTAGATGAACCCACCCTTATTAATTGCGTGGAGTGGATTGCCGTCTTCATCCTTAATAATCGTGTACGAGTTATTGAAAGCTTCATCCTTCTTTTTGTCAAGATACTCAAATGCCTCTTTTTGTGGAATATTGATTGCATTCTTAAAAATTACAGTTCCGCCGCCAAGGTGTTCTGGATTAAAGTTGAAATTGCTCATAAAAGAGATTGTACAGCCTGGATGATGGTCATATCCATCTCGCTAGTTTCTACTGTTTCTGCTAGTGGTTTAACGCTAAATCTAAATCTGTACATCTGCCTGCCGTCTTTGCCAACTATAAATTTTTCGTAATAAGCATGTATTTTCTGCACCGCCCCACCGGCAAGGTTTTGACCCTGGGCAGCAGACAGACTGGTTCCAGCTTTTGTATCATCAACAAGCCTTTTTGCATACCCTTTCATATGTGAGCATATTGGGTGTTCGTTATCTCCATTGATTTCCACTTTTTCCGTAATAGGAAAAGTCACAAATGGGTAAACTTCTTTAATAAAGTTAGATATTTCATGGTTATCCAAAGGCTCCATGTTCCAGAATTGGTTAGTTGGAACTCCTACAACGCTAAAATCATCAAACATTTCATGCAGTTTCTGGAGTTCCCACAGATTTTTGGAAGTTCTCCCGTATGACCAAATGCGACTACATTTTGGCTCGTACCCCGCTTTTGAACCAAAAGGGAAAAAGAGCGTTACTTTACCCTTAAGGCTAGAAAGTATGTTCTCATCCCCATCTATCGATTTGATTGGTATGTCGTAAATTGATTGATTCATGACAAATGTCCGGCTATTGAATATTCCGCAAACTGACCAATCTTCGCCAAACCCACAACATCACCATTTTCTTCATCGATAGAAAATCTTATACTTATTTCGGCTATTACTGGTGTATCCACAGAGAACGATGCATCGAACGAGGTATCCGTATTAGTAAAACTCTCTATAAAGTACTTCCCGGTTGAATTAAATATTTCAGCAACATTTCCTTTTATCCCAAGGTTCACATCTTCTTTTCCAAATGGGGTGTTAATCCTAAGACAGTAAAACTTATCATACCCACCATTTTCATTTTCGGCGGAGCGAGAGTACGCAGTCCAGTCTTGGGTTGGTTTTACGTTAGGGTCTTTCGGTGCAAAATTTGCACTTACGACCAAACGTGCTTCCTCTCTGTTTCGATGCCTATTTGTCATGTGTGTTAAATAGGAATTAAAGATTATCAAATCTCCTGTTTCCGGTTTTATCTCTATGGAGTTTTCGATTGTGTTTCCAGCATTCACTAGAAATATCAAATCGGCGCTTCCGTCTGGGGCGCACGGATAGTAAGCGATTGAGAAATACTCTTCGGGGTGTAGATGCGTGTTTGATTTGTGGGAGTGTGCCGAGACCGACTGCCCAAATTCAAGGCTCAGTGTCCATATGTCGCTCATAACCATCTCTCGACCAACCGCGGTTGAAACTCGTTCCGTCAACTTGTCAATGAGCTTTTCTGACTCAATCATTCCAAATGGATATTTTCTATCTTCGTAATATGTGTGATGCTTGTCGTCCATAAACGAATCGTCTATTTCTCCGTGAGCACCAGCAATCTCTTCCAGAAGTTTGGAATTATCAATACCGATTATCTTCGTTTTAAGGACATCAATCGACACCAGGTTTATTTTCTCAATATCACTCATAGAAGAATTCGCCTAATTTTAGCGCAGTTGGTGGATTGTCTCGATGCCACACGTTTGTGACCATGACTTGCCTGATTCCGCTCTTTGCAGGTGTGGTCCCATGGACAACGTGGCCAGTATCAAAAATGATTACACGGTTACCCTTGTAGGCGATTCTTTCACGCTCTTCAACTGGAACTAATAACGTGTTGATGTTTTCAGACTCAATAGCCAGTTTTTCTCCATCTTTCAAAATGGCTTTATTGTATATTTCAACAAAACCACCATCCTGATTGTCGAGACCATAGAATATCGAGCCAGTCAATGGGCCACTAAAAGTCTTTGACTCCTGGTAAAGAAAGGTGTCTTCATCGACATGAACATCAAGATACTGGCCTGGGAGATAGGTTCTTGTCCAGTACTCAATACCGAGGATTTCGCTTGTATCGCATGGAAGGTTGTCTTCCCAAATTGCCTGAACGACCCGCTTCCTTAATGTGTTTGCTGGAGTGGACCACCATCCATCCCAAAACATATATGGAGCAAAACAACTTGACTTTTCGTAATGGTACGAATTCAGCTCTGTAGCTAATCTTTCGTCAGAGCCCATTGACTCTGGGAAAAATAGTTTGTCAGCTAATACATCTTCATACAAAGAATCATTGAGTGCATTGTCTTTTATAATCATGATTCTCCTTTGACGACAATAGTCATTCCGTAAAACAGAGGAACGTGATACACGCTGCAGCCGGATATCCTCTTAAGCGCTTCGTGGTATCCCCAGATTGGAGTTGCCTTTGTGTGATTGTTGTACAGAAACATACTGTCAGAGGTATTTTGGATTATCAGAATCCCGTTATCCTCGAGCCTGTCGACAAAGGCGCTAACAGGGATTAGTGGATTCTCCATATCCTGCGACCAAGAGAGCATCATGTCGTACTTATTGTTTACATGCTTTTCAAAATCCTGCATTGTAACGACGTCATAGTCGTCAATTGGGTCTTGGAACTTTTCATACAGACTAAGTTTTTTGTTGTTGAGAAAGGTAATGTGGGCCCCATGTATCGACTTAAAAACCTTTAATCTGAACCTATCGAGACCACCTGAAATTGCCAATACATTTTTCTTCTTTGAGATATCCATAATCCCAAGAATTAGAAGAATCGACATCCATTGAGCCTGACCATACGCACTTGAAAGATTTGGTCTTGGATAATGGACAACGAACTCATAATCGCTCGCACCGCCGGTGGCAATATTCCTTCTATCAATACCAACCGTATTGAAAAGATACTCGGCTATAGCGACAGAGTGACCACCATCTTCGCGGTTGCATTGGTCTGCATATTCTTCCCAATTAAACTGAAGAGAACTAAAATCAAAAGAAACTTCAGGTTCATACCTTTTATCTTGTTCCATTTGTCACCTCGTATAGAGCAGCCTGCACATCAAACCAAGCACGGCGGACATTTCTTGTCAGTGTGATATTTTGTCTTTTTATATAGTCCTTAACACTGGAATCAATTTCGGTGTCATGGTCATATCGGTATCTGTCTCGAATTGCGTTTACGCAATCGTCTATTGTGATTTCGTCAAAACGCGATTCATCAAACCCGAGTATGAACAAGTATGCTGCAAGCTGTTCTGAACGATACGCCAAATCGGCAACTGGGTCATACCTGCTCATCTTTTTCCTTTTTCACATCAAACATTGCTACACCTTGACACATTGATACAGGCTTACCAGCAACATAATAGACACCGGTGCTTGAGTCCCATTCAATAATCTCGTTATCCCACTCTTCGGCGTCAGTTATTGCTTCACCTTTTCTGGTGCTCATCTTGAAGTCTTGTGGCTCATCCATCTTTAAGTGCTTCCAATGCGGAGTACTCGTTTGACATAAGCCTAAAAGCGTTGTACTCTATTGTTCCTTCTTCGTGCGTATTTTCCCCAGAATACACGGGGGTCATACCCTCGCTCGCCATCAACTGACTCATCTCCCCTATTGACGCGGTCAGAAATCGTGCAGCCCTATTCTTTGCCATTAGAGGGTCATATTTTCCAAGTTTCATAAAAGTTCACGTATCCTCTCGTGCAGGCCAACAAGCTTATCAGTCGTATAAAAAGATGCAAGGGTGTACCTATCCCCACTGAGAACAGGCTTTACCTCGTGTCTAAACTCGGAGCCGCTTGGGAAGAAAACTAGCTGATTTGCTTTCGGCTTAATCATCAGGTCAAGTTCTTCAAAATACAACTCACCCCCATCGTAATCAGCATTGAGGTAGAGGATTGATGAGTACTCATTTAGGACTTCAGACATCTGGTTGTTTGGGTCGTAGTTTCTGAGTGGCTCTGGATTGCCCCCGTAGTATCCTTCTGCATCTGCGTGCATTTTAAGATACGAGCCAGGCAGGTACTTTCTTAAATACGGTTCATACAAGAAGCACAACCTCCTACCCACCGTGGCGGATACGAGCGCCAATGCTCTAGATGAGACGTCTATGCGTTCCTGGCAGTCTGGTCTTTCGGTATATCTTTCACCGTCTAGATACTCCTGCCAGGTGTTATCCCAATGAATGAATTCCTTGCACTTATAAAGAATTTTTGACAATTCGTCACTCGTTGCAAAGTTGTCAACAACATGAACATTTCTTATCAATAAATCTTTATAATCAAGCATCGACATTATTATTGTCCTGGAATTTTTAGTTTTGGCATTCCCTTGAAAGTGGGTCCAATTTTATTCCCGTCAGCGTCAAGGCCAGTCTTTATTCCTTTTGTCCATGTCCAAGGATTCTCTTCGTTGTTTTTCATCTTCACATCGCCATACTTTGCGCGGCTCTTCATAAGCTCCATGTCATCTGAAAGGTTGCCGATGGTGAATTCAACATTCTCCAAAACGGTACTTTCAAATATTGAGAAAAACATGAATGGCATTCCAGCCTCAAACAAGACAGGTTCACCAATCTTGTTTATCTTCCAGTTCATTTGGAACTCATCGGGCCACCAACTACTTGGAATGATTGCAGAGAGTGCTTGTGCGTCATCTCTTATGTAGTTAGGCGAACCACCAATAAATGTCTCGTACCCTGGTTCGGTTCCGAAAATCCAACCGACAGAGAAAGAAACCATTCCGATTATTCCACCGTAGGCAATCTGTCTGCCGCCGTATGAACCGCCTTCAAGTATTGTTGGGACTGTATTACCGCCGTCCCACTGGGCAATAACGTCTTGCGGAAGAACAAGTTCCCAGCCATACACATTGGCTACCGTCATTGGCAGGCATTGATATGCATGTTTTTTGTATGTTTCATCCATCCAGTCACGATTGATTCTGGATTGTCGAATCTCTGGTGGGTTATCGTGTGTTCGTTTTAGATTCACCTTAACCATAAAGAATTGCCATCTCCTCTGCTAGGACGCGGTTTAATAATTTTGCTGATTTTGGTAGCGTTCTTATTCTCCAAAAACCACCAAACAAATCTTTCACTGCATCCGCATGCGGACCAGACAGGTACATTGTTTTTTCGCCAATGTCGTCACTTGATGGTTCGGTAATTGGCCAACCGCGTAGGGCTCCCTCCACATACTTGACCCCTTTGGGAACGAGTATGTTTTCAAGGTCGGCGTCATTTGAATCAGCCCACATTGCGTTCAGGTCGATATATATGCCTTTGAAATTCCGTGAAACTATTTCCTGGCCAAGCTCAAACGGGTCGAAGTTCTTTGCAATACAAAAAAAGAACTCACTCTTTTCTACGAGCGCATCAAACGTGAGAACGTCCTGTATCCCAAACTTTTCCGCACGGGCCTTAGTTTCGTCAGAGCGGCCCTCGGACGCCCATATGCATTCATGACCGTACAAAGAGCAAGAGTACGCGACGGTTGAACCCATTGCCCCAGGAGAGTAGATTCCTACGACCGCCACTACTGACTAAGTGGAGCCTTTACTCCATCGTAGCTGCCCTTGATGTCGTGGTTTCTGTCGTTGTAGTCAAACATTGTTACCGCTGAGTACTTGGTTCCACTTATCACGGGTTTTGCTGCGTGGGCATAGATAAAGGTTGACGGGAACATAACAATGTCTCCAGCTTCGGGCTTAAATGTCAAGTCCAAGTATGGAAACCATAGTTCTCCACCTTCGTAGTCATCGTTGAAATATCCGACAGAAGAAACTGTACATGTGTAAGAAAACCCATGGTCTGTGTGCACCTGGAAGTGTTGGCTTTCTTTGTACCGAATAAAGTTAATGGCTTCCATGTATTCCATGTTTATGTTGTAGCGACTCTGGTAATCAGTCATGCACGCACGTATGGCACCAGCCGTGTCTGCATATATATTTTTTAGCTCTGCAAATTGTGGATACTGTTGAAGGTATTCAATATGTGTTTCCCCAATTTTGCAGTCAACACAGTCTCGGTACTCTGGCATTTTTTGCGAGTATCCAACAAGGGCTTCGTTCCACTTGAATAGACCTACCGTACTATTTCCTATAGTCGCCTCTAGACGATTAATTATGTCCAATTCTTTTGGTAGTGCATTTTTGTAGAGAAGAATCCCTAGGCGCGGGTCGCTGAGTATTTCGGTTTCCATAGTCCCAGTCTATACATATCGGAGATGTCCATACGCCACCTGGAGATACGTGATTTAGAGCGGAAGGAATGCTTCTGCAAAATGTATCTGCCTATGAATCCCGGGGTGGACCGAATCGACAGCCTCATCCCAGAACTCCACATTATCTCCGTCGTGCTCACACCCGTCAATCATTAACGATTCATTTGGGTTGATGAAATTTTCAATCCCAAGTACGGAATAGACGCGATTATCTACAGGGTCCCACGAGTAAAACTTAAAATTTATTTCTTCTATGGAGCAGAAATCCTGGAGATTCTTTAAAGAGTTCAATGAGTTTTGGATAACAATATCTAAAGATATCTCTTTACCTCTTGAGCGCCCTGGGAAGAAATTTTCATGAGACAGAAACTCACGGTCTCTTTTCGACCAGGCGAACCTCTCCCTGTACGGGGGTGTGTCTACGCTTATCCATTGTCTACCTGCTTCTGGGGCGAGGAAAAGTAAATGTTTTGGTTTGCCATAAATCTTAATGAATTCAAAGACAGCTGTAGTAATCTGCTGAATCGAGCCGCCAGGTATTCCTAGTTGGTTAAAAGAAAGTTGTGTTCTTTCGCCGACGACATACGGCCAGGAGAGACCAGTGCTTAGTCCTATTCCGGCAGTGAAAGAGCATCCTGCGGCAAGTATTTCAGCATTTCTTATGAATTCTTTACCTATAATCCCATTTTTGTTTACGTGGTATTTTACGTTCTCATGCGGTTTATGTGAAGCAGAATCATTCGTGTCCAAGCCAGATTCTTTGTAACTAAAAAAACTTGGATTAAATTGTGCTTCACCGCAAAAATCTATAACGTCTTTCGAAAACATGTTTTCGTAAACGTTTTGCAAACGCTTTTCGTATATTTTTCGATAATGGTTTTCGCGCATCCTGTCAAAGCCCAATGTTTTTACCCGCAACCTTCACAAACGCTTCATCCATTACTGCAGTCTATACGGTAGTAAAGAATCCTTGTGACATATAGCGGGTACCGGAGATAATCGGCCTCACGCCATGGGCCATATCTTCGTGCCAAGTGTGCGACCAAATCAGTAAAGAATTAGCTTTTGGTTTTATCGATAGTCCAAGGATTGGCATGTATAACTCACCGCCCTCGTAGTCGTCATTGACGTAGTAGACGCATGAAAAGTCAGTGACTGCGCCAGCCTTATCCAAAAACACGCCGTCGCAGTGAAGGCCCATATTGTCGCCTTCTTTGGCCATCGACAACCAGGGACCGCTTTCAAAATAGGTCTTATTCCCGTAAGTGTCTTTTATTGTGTCTCTGACATTTATCAACATCCACGACAGAATTTTGTTAACCTTCTCATCTGCTGGTATATGCATGGAAATTTTGTAATTATCCCCGTTTGTCATGTAGCCACCAGAACTAATTTCATCCCTGGTTGGCAAGAAAGAGGTTTGGAAGGTTATCTCTGGGTTAAGAGAATGGGTCTTTTTCTTCCAACCAATCTCTGGGTTATGACCAACAAACTCAAATTTATCTTCATTATTCTCGCAATATGCTTTTACTACTCCCCATTCATCTTGTGGTAGGTAGTCAACGAACAAACCTATTCTTGGCGTATTGGTAAGAAGAGGTTCGTGTCCCATATCATTCGACCGTAAAGAATGCTGGGGATGTGTATCGCTCGCCGCTCGTGACCATTTTCACACCATGTAGATAGTTGATGTCCCCAGGGTGGATTACGGCAAGACCAGGCTCTGGCTTTACGACGATGTCGTGTTCTGGATAGTAAAGTTCTCCGCCTTCGAAGTCGTCGTTCCAATAGAAAAGCGAATTGATGTCGTATGTTGGGAACGGATTTGGTGAGCCATCATTCATCTGCTTATCCGCATGTGGGCGTTGTTCAATCCCACCAAACCACCGAACTATGCATGGTGGCCGTTTCTCTAGTTTGCAATTAAAAATCTCACCTGCAGTCACAGCCATCTTGTCGAGATAGAAATCAATAAGGTCGTACACCTCTTTGTTGATTCTCTCCAAAATAGTCGAAGTACATTGCCTATTGTTCCAATACGCAGCATTATAAGTGCATACGCCGTTTTCGTCAAAGATGTCCGTGTCCGAACCATTTGACCATTCTTTTATGGTCCTAGCAAATGACGAGATGATAGATGCATCTTTTTCATCAATGAAGTTCTTTATGACGTGGATATTTTCTGGGCCAGTGCCGAAAAATCCAGGTTCTATCTTCCATGGTGAATTCACGGAATAAGACTACATCACCCTTAAGGCTTAATTGAGCCCCAGATATTCATCGATATCAAGACTGATTAGGTCAAGGGACACGTCTACACCCTTTTCCTTTACCTGTGGGTCAATCCATGGTTCGCCATCATCTTTTGGACCTACGAATGGCTTCCAGTCTTTTTCACCATTGTCTAGAAACTTCTCATCAAGCCACGGATATATTTCGCCAAAGACGTCTCTTTCGCCGAGCAAGAAACCATTTGAGTATCTCTTGGTTTTGGTTCCAGTTCTGTCAATCAAGAACTTTGTGAAGTTCCCCGTAATTGGAAAGGCGCGTTTTGCGTCTTTTGGAACATCTTCAGAAATACCCGACCAAGGCACTGATTCTCCAGTATATGGAACACCAAGTTTATTTAGTGTCGCGTTATAGCCCTCTGTTAGGTAGTACCAAAGAGTATTCTGTGTCTGGGATATTTCCGTATTTGGAACAAAATCGGACTCATATGTAACTTTGTCAACTCTGCCATTAGTGAGTTCTGAGAACTCAAATGTGGTTCCAAAGTTCTCTTCCGCGTACTTTTTGGCAAATTCACCAACCGACATATCAATATTGTTCACTGTGCAGTACGAGGCAATCCCATCCTGGAATTCTTTGTACCCATGGCACTGAAAGTCATCGACAACAATCGCAATAATGTCAAAGTCTGGTTCATTCTTGTAACGCTGATTTAGCTTCTCTATAATGCCGTGCTGTGGAATATTGCCACAACCTGCAGCAACGTTGAATAAAAGGGTTACCTTGCCTTTTCTGTTGGCCAGAATATCTTGCACTTTTCCATCGCTAGAGGCAATTGGTATGTCATAAAGCGAAATCGGATGAACGACCTCTGAGGCCACTGCGTGTTCACTGTTTAGGTAGTTTTCAATCGACGTCATTTTGCCAACTCGTTTTCAATCATTTCTGATAGTTTTTGGAGCTCTACTTCAGGAGACTCACATCTTCCATCATTGTAAGCATACTCAAGCAGCACACCATTGGTGATTCTGGCTACTCTTTCGCCCTTTTTGTTAACCAAGAACTTTTCAAAGTTTCCAGTCATGTCTTGCTTGAGTCTTTTTTCGTCTTCCGTCATGAGGGTTTGATACAGCTCATGTGGAGTGTTTTGTTTTTCTTCTTGCTTTTCGTGCCATGAAACAATTAGTTCAGAGAAATCAAACGAAGCGTTCCATTCGTTGACACCGTAATCCCTTGCGTGCTTTGCATCTCTTACGCCGTCTGCGTACTCTCCGTAGGTAACTCCACCGCCGCAGAAATCATTTGTGGGAACAGCAACAACGTTGAATCCAAGGTCTTTGTATTTCTGATAAAGACCCTCAATAATTCCAAACTGGGGTGCGTTTCCACAGTGTCCAGTCGTATTAATGATTAGCGTTACCTTGCCTTCAGAGTCCTTGAGAATATCTCGTTCGCCATCCCATGACTTGAGGTCGATGTCGTAAATTGATTTCATTTTCTACTTAAACCTCGGAGGGAAGTATGGAGGAAAGAACGGAGGAAAAAATGGCGGGAAAAATGGTGGGAAAAATGGCGGGAAATAAGGTGGGAAAAATGGCGGGAAGAAGGGTGGGAAGTATGGCGGGAAAAACGGTGGAAAAAATGGCGGGAAGTAAGGTGGAAAAAACGGTGGGAAAAACGGCGGAAAGTAGGGCGGAAAGAATGGCGGAAAGAATGGCGGGAAGTAAGGTGGAGCTACTGGGGTAACCGAGTTTGATGCTGCAGAAGTCGCAGTGCCGAAGGCGGTCGACGCAGTCACAGTAAACGTATAGGAGGTGCCGTTAGTAAGGCCGGAGACGGTGATAGGAGACGTTCCAGTGCCCGTAAGCCCTCCAGGCGATGAAGTGGCCGTATAAGTCGGAGAACCCGTCCCTGTGGCTCCTGCGGTGTATGCAACGGTTGCCGAGGCATTACCGCCAGTCGCAGTACCAATTGTTGGTGCGGATGGACCAACACCCATGACAAGCGAAGAACTCACTTCGGATGAATCTGACTCAACTCCGGTTGACGAAATTGCTACAACAGTGAACGTTCTTGTTGTTCCTGCTGTCATTCCACTTACTACGATTGGGCTGGAATTTCCAGTGGCTGTTTGACCAGAGTCTGAGGTCGCCCTATAGGTTACGGTTCCCTTGCCTATATAGCTAGATGCGGTAAAAACAACGCTTGCCGATGTTCCTGTAGCGAGCAGCGGCGTACCAATCGTTGGCGCTGTAGGTTTCTTGCCTCCAGAATCGACTTGTTTGTTGCTTGAAACGGCCATAAGTTATGTAGCTGAAAGGTCTCCCGTTGCCACCCATGTATCTGATGCTCTTTTTAGAAGCGTAACACCTGACCACTGAGCGCGCAGATAAACACCTGGAGTTGCGTTCACGGTGACACCAGCGCCTGCAAGGATTCTCGTCTTGCCAGTTCCTGTTTGAAGAACCTGTATTTGGCTACCGATTGGGAAAGCCACCGACGAGTTTGGAGGTACTGTCAAGTCATTCGCAGAACCAACACCCATTTCAACAATCTTATTTTTGTCGGCAAGTACAAGTGTGTAGCTTGCGGCTTGCGCGTTTGTCAAGATATCTGCAATTTTTCCCTGAGCAATATTTGCAGAAGAGCTTATGTCCCCGTCAACAATTGTTGAGTCAGCAATCATTGCCGACGTAATTGTCCCAGAGTCCGTAAGCGTTACTGCTGTTCCAGCAATCTTTGTTTTGTCAATGGCAGCAGAGGCGTTTACATCGGCGTTGACTATGACACCAGAGCTAATTGCCGCAACACCCGAAGAGTTGATTACCACATCACCTGTTGAGTCAACCGCAGTTGCTACTCCAGAGCCATTAAAAACTATTATCTGGCCTGCCGTAGCGTTGAATATTTTTTGCAACCCAACTGTTCCATCAACAAGAGTAGAGCCACTTATTGAATCAGTTGTGTACATGGCTGTTGGGATAGTTACTAAAATCCAACCAGAACCGTTATACGTCCAAGTCTTACCGGCACTTGAGTGCTGGTCGCCGGATTGAGCACCCGATGGGAAGTCAATCGCTGCCATGATTAAGCCTGTGCTTCAGTCCATGAAAGACGAGCAAACACGTTTACCGAAGCAGAACCAAGGTTACGTACGAGCACGTGAACCACGTCTGGACCATCTGGGAAGATGCCGGTCGTAGTTGCTGTGCCGCCGCCACCAAGAACCGAGTTACCAAGGTCTCGAACTGCTCCGAGGTCAATTGAGTTTGCACCAGTTCCTACAAAGAAACCACCAGTCACTTCACCGCCAGAGACGGTTGTTGTTGTACCGCCGTAGTCGGCCACTTGAGCAAGTGACGAAGTAACCGTGTATGGCTTGGCCCAAGTTTTTCCTGAAGATGGAACGCCATTAAGTACGGCTGTAATCAACAAGTTTGCCGAAGACGTAGTTGTGGTTACGTCCAATGCTCGTAGAACCAACTGCATTCTGTTGATAAGTTCTCTTTCACCAAATCCTGCAGAAGTACCGTTATCCGCAGAAGGAGCAACTCTGATTGCAAGCAGGGCATTGGTTGCTCCTGCAGCCACAGAAACGGCAGAGGTTGAACCATACGTAAACACGAGCGACTTATCGTCGTCGTATAGTCCGTCCATAATTGCTGAAGTACCCCAGTGAGAAATCGATGGAGCATATGTTGGGAATGCAAGTTCAACACCGATTGGGTTTGTTGCTGAGTAAGTCCAAGACAGCGCGGCGTTTGTACCCATTGGGACAACGTTTACGGTTGGGTTTGCACCAGTGACAGCGGCACTCAGCTTGATGTTGGTGCCGTCAATTTGCTGAATGAATGTTCCGTCTGGAACATCTGTTCCGTTCACTCTTTGTCCAACCTGAAGGCCGGCCGCAGAAGCAACAGTTCCATCGTTTGACCCAGCAGCAATTGTCAAGGCAAGCGAAGCGTTGCCTGTTTGCTGTCTTGTCAATCCAGTGAATGTAGTTGCTGTTTTGCCGGTGTAGTTAACATACTCCCAACCATGTGTTTGGTTGAAACACGCAAGCGTTCCCGAGTTTGGAAACCCTGTTGTGCTGTTTACGGTCATGGTCGTTTCAATGTTTGAAAGCGATGCTGCCATATATGTAAACGGCGGGTTTGATGTAGTTTCGTATCGTGCTGGAAGGTTTCCTGAACGCATGTACGCTTCAGAGTTGATGTTGTTATTAGAAATCTTGTGACAGTAAGTTACTTTGCCATTTGTTGCACGCATACCCCAGCGAATAGCGCCAGCACCGTACCAAGAGTAGTCAATGTAAAACATTTGCATCTTGGAAAGGTCAACGTTGTAACCAGATGCTCCGGTTCCATCAAACTTGTCCAAGTTCCACTCAGACTGAGGGTATCTTTCATCTACCGTTCTTGAGCAGATTACATATGAAGTTGTAGCTCCGCGATACGCAGGACTTATTGTCATCGACGTATCGCTTGCTATATCTGTAATTCTGTAAGAAGACCCACGGAGTACGATTCTGTCTCCGATGTTTAGCTGCTTTGAAAATCTTGTTGGAAACGCGGCATTTGTTTGAGTGATGGTGCACGAACCATTAGTCGCTGTTACTTTTCCAGAGATTTGGAAAGTTGATGAGCGCTTAACTGCATAAAGCGTTTGACCATCAAACTCAAAGAACACTCCGTTTTGGTCATCAAACAATCCGAGTCGGTTTTCATTGCCGTACCATCCGGTTACGGTTATGTAATAAGGGCCAGAAGCAGTTGCTGCGGATGGAGTCGATTCCGGCGTGTACGTAAAAGTGTTGTAACCAGTAATTGTGTAAACGTTAAATGTTCCGTTGTATCCAGTTTCAGTTGCACCGTAAGTAACGATTACCGAACCTGGATAAAGGTTGTGCTTTTCTTTTGTCTGAACAGTCACCAATCCAGTTCCTGATGAATAAGTGAGCGAGTCAACCTGAAGGGCTGGCTTCAACAGTGTTCCAGACGACATCTGAATTCCCTTACCTGACTGGTAACGGAAGTAACGACGCGTTTGACGAACTGCTGTTTCATAGTTTGATGTGCCGTTATTCGTAAAGATAACACCGCCGTCAAATGGTCTGTGTAAAAATTGACCAGACGGAACAACATATACAGCAGCAGAAGTGGCCGTCAGTGTTCCTGTTGGCGTTGCTGGGACATAAACAACGAATTGCGTGGCGCTGATTATTCTTGCAACAAAGTTTGAACCGTTTGGAGGGTTTGTTCCAGATGTGGTTATACCCGTAATTGCAACTTCGTTACCAATCGACAAACCGTGAGGAATTGTCGTTGTTACGGAAACTGCGTTTCCTGTATAAGAAACAGTTGGAGCCCCACCAATTGCAGCACCAGCAAAAAGACTACCAGTAAAAATGATTGTCTTGTTTGCGTCAAGGATTGATGTAACTGAGCCCGTGTTTACGGCTTTGCCAGTGTATGTAAACGATGTGTTTGAAGTAACAGACTCGACCAAGTAGTTTCCGTTAGCAATTGCAAGGTATGTGTCTCTTACCGAAATCGGAGTTCCAACAGCAATACCAGTAGTGCTTGGAAGCGATACGGTAACAGTCCTTGACGATGTGCTCATCGTGATTCCTGTTATACCCGAAATCGGGGAAGCAGTGTCATACACGAATGGGCGTGCTCCAACGTTCGTATGGTTTTCCCACTTGGAAATCTGGGTACCATATTCAAAGTCGGTGTCAATCAGCGCCTGTGGCTGAGAGATGCGCAACTTTTGGACTGGGTCAATCAGCACCTCCTCAGGTGTTATTGGTGTCAGACCTGCAGGGATTTGGTTAGCTGCCATTATGCAATCTCCATTCCACTGATGTGGAAGCTGATAGAGGTGGCATTGGCGCCACCTTTAATTGTTTTTGTTGTAGCCAAAACCTGTTTGATATCAAGAGTAAAAATACCCTTTGCTGGAACCACTACGGCAGATGCAAGTGCGACATCATCAAGTGAAAGCGTAAAAGTACCATCCGTAGCAGCAGTGTTTGTGACAATTATGTTTGTCACAATCGTCGAAGTTGAGGATGGCACGGTATATAGAATCGTGCTAGTAGTCGTAGTAGCCGCACCCCTAAATAATGCTTTAGCTGAATTAGCCATTGATTTCTCCAGTCATTTAATACGCTCCCATGATAGACGCAATTTCCACGTCGCTAGTGTTAGTCGAGCTGTTAACAAGAATCCAAGCACCGTCATAGTAAACAAACATTTCATTAGTCGTGCTCTTGAACCACATCTGGCCGTCTGCAGCGTTCGCTGGAGCGGCATCCTGGGTCACAGCACCGATACCAGAAGCACCAATTTCAATCCAGTACGAGTCGTAGTAGACGAATGTAACTGCAGAATCTGACTCAAACCAAAAATCTCCGGTCGATGGCGATGGCGGAGCAGTAGTGCTGACCGTCATTGTTGCGCCAGCAGCTATTTCTGTGTAGTTTGTACCGTCGGATGTAGCTTCCCATCGGTCTATTGATTCATTCCATCTAATGTCAACGTTTGGCTCGGTGCCTCTTTCGACAACAACTCCCGCATTTAGCGTTGGGGAACTAGTCACATTTGAGTTAAGCGTAATAATACTGTCGGCAACGTTCAGGTTTGCCTGACTTGTCGAAGTCTGACTACCAGTAACAACTAGGTTGTCAACCGTTATTGTGTTAAAAGTTACCGAGGATGAAGTTGCAACGTTTTGCCCAATGGAAATAGTAGGAGTTGCACCTTCGCCAGCGTTGTCTGTGATTGTTACACCAGTACCCTGTACCAGGTTTGCTACGTAACTACCAGTTGTATCCGTTCCCAGAGCAACAGAGTCTGCAGCGATTGTCGCAGTAAGCGTTGCGTTTCCAAGATTAGTGAAAGTAACGGAACCACTCAAGTCTCCACCGAGTGTGAGTATCGGCGAAATACCTGTAATCGTTGGACTTGTGAGAGTCTTATTCGTAAGTGTATCGGTTGTGTCTGTTCCGACGAGTTGGGTCGTGGCGTTTGGAAGAGAAATGATTCTGTCTGCGGTTGGGTCAATTGCAACAATCGTTGTCTCATAAGAGTCAGCAGTGGAACCCTCAAAAGTTATTGCACCAGCAACATACACCAAGAATGAACCTGAAGCATTGTTTGCTGCCGGCCCAACAGTTGGTTCGTATGTAAAAGTCGTGGAGTCTGGAACAGAGGTGATTGAATAAGTTCCGTTATATCCAGTTTGTGTTGCTCCGGAAACCGTTATTCTTGCGCCAACAGACAGACCGTGACCAACTGCTGTTACGGTTGCAAGTCCGGTTATGCCGCTATAGGCAATTCCTGTTGCGTTGACTTGCGCATTACCGATACTCATGTTTGCAAATGTCGGAGAATCTGTTGTTCCGATTGCTTGACCGATATTGATTGTTGGGTTACCAGCTTCGGCAGCTGTTCCGTTTGTTAGAGAAACACCTGTTCCGGCATTGATTGAAGATACAAAGTTTCCGCTTGTGTCTGTTGATAAATCGATTACATCTGGTACCCAAGCAGAACCATTCCATTTCAAGAACTCGCCCGATGCTGGAGATGGAGCGGTTACGTCTGAAAGCGCATCTAGACCATGAGTGCCTATTGAGGTTACGGTTCCAGAACTACCAGTTACATCTCCAAAAACATTTCCAGTCAGTGTTCCAGTTACGTTTCCTGCGACGTTTCCGGTTAGGTTTCCAGTTACGTTTCCATTTACGTCTCCGAACAATGTCGAGGTGACTCTTGCGAAAGTTACTGAGGCGTTAGTCCCAACGTCCTGACCAATTGAAATGGTCGGTACCGATGATGGACCAGTTCCGCTAGATACCGTAAGGCCTGTTCCAGCAACGAGTGAAGAAACATAGTCACCACTGGTGTCACTGCCAAGTGTGACTGCGTTTGGTGCGACTACTGCGTTTATGACAACATCTTGGGAGCCGTTAAACGTTACAGAGCCGCTCATGTCCCCTGTCAAACCAATTGAGCGACCAACATAAAGAGTGTTGGCTGTTGAGGCGTTTCCTGTTAGCTCTGCAGTAATTCCTCCAGCGACAAAGTTTCCACTTCCATCGCGCATAACAATTGTGCTTGCCGTGTTATTTGGTGTTGCGTTAGAACCAACAGATACGTTTGCACCCTCGCCAGTTCCAGAAACTGTAATTCCCGTACCGACCGAAGCGGAAACGCTTTGTACGTAATCTCCAGTTGTGTTTGTACCTAATGGAAT